TCAGGAAGCGTCTGGAGACGACGGAAAGACGTGGCCGTTCCAGCCGCCATCGCCTTCGTCGGCACGGCGGGGTGCCCCCGCATGCGCCGCATACGCCTCAGGAACGGCATACGCCGAGTGCATCGGCGCCGCGTTGCTCCGCGACGGCAGCGTGCCCGGCGGCGGGTTGTCGGACGTCGTCAAGGCGCGAGGTGCCATCGCAATCGACTCCAACGGGGCGGGCATAGCCGGCATCGGCAGCGGCGCGTCCGGCGGGGTGGCAGGAGGCGAAGTCGCTGCTGCCGCACGCACGAGCGGCAGCGGCCCACCGGGCGCTTCGGGCGGCGTGTGGAGGTAGCGTTGGTTGTTGGCGAGCACCTCGCGGGCCAAGCTCATGTAGTTGCGCGTGCCCAGGCTGGCGGCGTCGTAGAGCAGCACCGGCTTGCCGAAGCTCGGCGCTTCGGCAAGTCGCACGTTGCGCTGCACGATGGTGCGGAACACCTTGTCGCCAAAATACCGGCGGACTTCCTCGGCCACCTGCGTGGCCAAACGCAGACGTGTATCGTACATCGTGAGCAGCACGCCCTCGATCTCCAAATCCGGGTTGAGGTGCTGCCGGACGATCTTGATCGTGTTGAGCAGTTGCCCGAGGCCTTCGAGCGCAAAGTACTCGGCCTGCACCGGAATCAGCACCGAGTCGGCGGCGGTGAGCGCGTTGAGCGTGAGCAGCCCGAGGCTGGGCGGGCAGTCGATGACGATAAAGTCGTAGCGGCGGCGGGCCTGCGCGAGCGCGTTTTTGAGCGCCCGTTCGCGCTCGGCCACGTCGATCATCTCAATCTCCGCGCCCACGAGATTGATGTGCGACGGGATGAGGTCGAGAAACGGCATTCCGGTGGGAATGGCGGCCTCCTCGGCGGTGGCTTCGCCGATGAGCACCTCGTAGGCGCTCGTCGTCACGGTGCGCGGCTCGATGCCCGTACCGCTGGTACCGTTGGCTTGCGGGTCGAAGTCGAGGAGCAGCGTCGGATGCTCCGTTGCGGCGAGGCTGGCCGCAAGGTTCACCGCCGACGTCGTTTTGCCGACGCCGCCCTTCTGATTCGCCACGGCGATCACTTTACCCATAGACACGGGGGGCCGCTTCGGCCCGGTACGCAAAGAGGCTGGGGGGACGGGTGGAATGTAGGGCTGCCCGCTCGCGTTCCGACCCCGTGGCCCGGACTTCACGGAAACGCGGGCCGCAGGCCGATCACAACGAAACGTCAACCGCCAACTTCGCACACTTCGCGTTGAAAACGGCGGACACACACAAAAGCGTCCCCTGACCCCGATAATGCAGCGTGCATAGCCCCGAGGACGCCCAGTATTGGGCGATTGTTGCCACGAGCGGACAGTTGATCCGGCGACGATCCGGCGCAACTCATATGATGCCCGACAGGGCTGACTCTTCCCGGCTGAGGTCGCCGGAGGGAATGAAGTGGGAGTAGATGTTGAACGTCTCCCAAGACTTATGCCCCGTGTATTCCATCACCGTCCTCGGGGGCGTCCCGCTGGCGAGAAGGCGAGACACGAATGTGTGCCTGAGCGCGTGAAGCGAGAGCTCGGCGTCCATGCCTTCAGAGTCTACGATGTCGCTCACGAGATGCGTGACTGTTGAGGGGCTTATCGGACGCCCTCTGCCGCAGAATATGACCGTCTTTGCATCCGGGAATAGCAAACGCGCATCCATTCTGCGAAGCACAAGTTCGCGGGTCGGCCCAAACAGCGGCACGGTTCGCTCCTCGTCGGTTTTCATGCCCCTGCCGTCTCGCGCTACGAACGAGAGCGTACCCGCCGAAAGGTTTACATCCTCCCACCGAAGGCCGATCATTTCGTACCGGCGGCCGCCGGTAAAAAGCCCGAGGCGAATAAAATCGGGAAGCCACTGTCCATGACTCTGCTCCGCCCGCTCAATGAGGCGGACAATGGCCTCAGGACTGAATACCTTGGGTATCTTCTTGGGCACCTTGGGCTTTGCGGTCTTGGCGGCCAAGGCGTCTGTGTAGCCCGGAGGACAAGCTCCGACAAGCTCGCACCAGCGAAAGAAGGCCTTTGCCTGCGACAGGTAGACGCGGCGCGTGCCCGGCTTGTGATCGCCCGACCACACGTACTCGAAAAGGTCGGCCGGGGTTACGTCTGATACCCGCCTTCGGCGTCCGACAACGCCAATCATACGGCCAAGGCAGACTCTTTTGGACGAGAGCGTGGAGGCGGACAGTCCGGGGTCGTGGGCCATGTAGGCGCTGGCCGCCTCGCCGAGCGTCATCGTGCTCTCCTTGGAGGCCCAAGGATCAAGCACGCCCGCGTCTACGCGGTGCGCAATCTGCCTTGCCTCACGCACGGCCTCCTCTTCGCGGGGGCAAGAGAGCGAGATTTGCTTTCTCTTGCCCCCGCGAGTCACCTCCACGTAATACCCCCTGCCCGGCCGGAAGTAGAGCTTTACGCCCGGAACGCCGAGGTCAGGAAGGCTTCTTGAGTTTGTTCTTCTTGTGGGCATTGCTGGTGGTTCGCGCGGCTTTGTACCGCTCAAGTTCAGGGCGTGGTATGCGCAAAAGTGCGCCTTCTCGCGTGGCGGCAATGAGTCCTGATTCGATTCGGCGGCGCAGCGTGCGCGTGCTTATGCCAAGGCTGCTTGCGGCCGCGTCAAGCGAAAGGTCGCCTTCGACGCCGCCGTCCCGGCCCGCGAGCGACACAAGACGCTCAAGACGCAGGGCGAGAGCCTCAAGCCGGTTGATGGTTTCGTCGAGGGCCTGTGGCCCACTTGGGACGCCCTTCGCGTCCCTGTCTGCTGGGAATGGCATTCTTCTGGTATTTGCGCCCTCGGTAAAGGGCTGCGTCGAGATTGAAGCGTCGTCTGTGGCGGGGCCGGTCAGAACGCCTTGCCGCCGTGCTTGTGAGGGCGGCTCTTGTTGTAGGCTATCTTGGCGACAACAGCCTCGGCGATTCGCCAGCCACGGGCGGGGCCCATGTCCATAATGCGGATAATCGTGTCCGCCATTTTGGCCTCGGCCCCGGAAAAGGCGGGAATCTTGTCGTCTGGCGGATTGCCCGCGCGGAGCGCCTCCAGAGCCTCTGAAAGCTCGGAGTGCATAAGCGCGATGATCTCGCCGTCATTTCTTGGCGCGTCCCACCAGCCCTTTTCTCTGGCAGTGTCGTGAACGGCCTGCGACATCTCGCCAAACGCGGCGATGAAACGCGCGTTTGGCGTTTGGCTCTTCTGATCTTGACTCACGGGTACGTGGGTTTAGGTGTTTGGCCGACCGGCACCTCCGGGCGGCTTTTGCTGCCTCTTTCGGGGCATGGTTTCCATGTCAAGCCTTGCCTCCGACGACCCGTCAATGCCGTGGAGCCTGCGCTTTAGCGCATCCCTAACCAGAACGATTTCCGGGGGAACGCCATCAAGTCCCCTGAGCGCCTCAAGGGATCGGTACGCTGCAAGCATAAGCCCGTCATCGCCGTCTTCGGGGTTGACGCCGAGAGGAGCCGTCTCGATGCGGCGAATCTCCAAGCGGAGCCATGCCTTTAGCCGCTGAAGCTCGTCCTGCTTGAAGTGCAGGGCCTTGAGCGTCCCGGCTCGCCACTTTCTCCACTTGACCGCAGAGAGCCTTCTGCCAGTCGGAGTCACCCGATCCGGGTCGGCCAGCATGGCCTCCATGTTCTTGATGTCGAACACGGTTTTGGCGATGCGCTCGCGCGCTCGGGCTGCGTCCTTGGGCGGCTGGAAGACAGGGGCGTCCTGTCCAGCCGTGCTGTCTTCTTTTTGTGTGGGCATCCCATTGGTGGTGGGCTTTGCGCCCGCTCGGCGCTTTTAGAATATAGCAACTCAAACAGGTACGATGGTAATGAAAGTCGTTGGGCCCTCTGGTGGGGCCATCGTCTGGTCGCAGGTGAGTTTGCGCAGCGCCGAGCGGTCGTCGTCCAACACCCATCCGCTATGCCGAAGAGCGTCGAGGGGTATCTTGCACGATCCGTAGAGGTTGTCAAGGTCGAGCGCATCGCGCCGACCAACCGCCCGCACGACGTGCGCCTCAAAAGCTGGTATGGGGTTGTGCCTTGGCGAGCGCGCGGCGCGCAGAGACACCTTCCAATCCCGAAGAATCAGCGCATAGTCGCTGTGTTTCATCCGAAGCAACTCGTTCAAGCTTGGCGCAGCGCAGGGCACCTCGATGAGATACGCCGCGCCATCGCCCTCTCCAAGGCGAGTTACGACTACGCCGCCATGTCGTATGACGTGCTGCCTCTTGATGGACTTCATTGCGATGTTGTCTTAGATGCCCGACTTTGGCTTGGGACCCCGTTTGCGCGGCCGATAGCGTCCGAGTCGTCTTGCCGCATAGACGGCGGCGACGAGCGCGTCTGCAAACGTGGCATCCTCGCTCCTTCTCGACAGCGCCCTCTGGTAGTGCCACACAGCCTGACTGTGAGACCGGAGGCCGAATAGCCGTGCCACTTGGCGAATAGGAATACCAGCCGCGAACCGAAGTGCGTATATGGCCGCCGTCTTTGCATCGAGCGCGTTTGGCTTCTGCGCGCCGCTTCCTCGCTTGAGCGCGTCCGAGGGCGAGGCCCCGAGTACGGCGCAGGCTGCAAGGAGCGGGGCGATTTCTTTTCGTCCAGAGATGAGCGTCATAGCCGTACGATTACCGGCCGCGCCCGGCGCTCCCGACTGCGGGGGGCGCTTCCGGGGCGTCGAAAGTGGAATAGGTGGCCGCCGTAGTTGTACGTCCTGTCTTCGCCCGGAGGCTTAGCCCCCGGAGCGCCTTCGTGAGGGCCGGGAACGAGCAGGGCTGCCTGCTGGCGAAGACTCGGGTAGTGGTTCTTGTGGGCTCCGATACGGATTTGGTAGAACCGGAAGCCAAGGTTTGTCTTGTTCCTGATCTCGGAGAGCGTGTCCTGCGTGCAGATAGGGCCGTCGTACTTGCCTGTTTGAGAGCCAAGAAGAACCTCCATGTTGAAGTCCCGAACGGGCACGATCACGTACGGCTCAAGCGCGTGCCTAATCGGGCTCCAGTAGATGTCTCCATCCCAAAGTGCGGAGCCAGAAGCGGCAACGTGTTTGGCCTCGGCGGCGCGCGTTGCCGAAAGGGCTGGCGACTCTCCGGAGGGCCAAACCTCCACAAAACCCTTCATGTAGAGCCTTGTGAGGTTGTGCACGTAGGCGATGTTTGCGGCACTGGTCGTTTGTGGCTCCCAGTTTTCAAACGCATCGTCAAACACAACCCGCCCCTCTGCATCCGACAAGATCAAACCGTCTTGAATGGCGCGGCGAATGTCAGAGGGCGTGACGAACTTGGCGAGCGCGGCGATGTTTTGCGCAATCGTCATCGGCGATCACCTCCGCCGCTCTCAGGCGCAGATTCTTGGCCCGAATCGCTCCTGCGATGCCGGGCCAAAAGCGCGGCTTGGCTGTCAATGTCTTTGTAGGCTTGGGTCAAAGACTCTCGAAGAGCCTCGGCCTCGGCGTGCAGCATCTTCACCTCCCAAGCCTTCACCCAAATGACGCCCCCAGTGGCGCGGGCGAAGTCGATCTCTCGTCTGATTTCGGCCATGAGCGGCCGCCTGTCGAAAAACCACGACCCTATGGCCTCGCCAAGGCATCTTGCATAGTCTCGCAATCCAAGTCGTGGTTTTTGGGTTAGATATGGTCGCGGCTCTTTCTGTGTGACGTAGGTGTTCATCTTGGCTTCCCCTGATAGTAGCCTGCCCCGGTGGCCTTGACCGCCGAGGCAAACCGTCTCTGTAAAGAACCCTCCCGCATAGGAGGACGACATTTTGCGTTGACCTCTCGCAGCTTCTCCATCGCTACGGCCGTGTTGAGGTCACTTTCTCGCAGCAGGCCGCAGGCCGCAACGAAAAGCAGCTTGTCTCGGCCCACGAACACCCGCCCCCCGATGGGCGGATGCCACTCCTCGGCCTGAGCGCAACCCTCGTAGGCAGCGGCCATCACTGAGCCGCTGCCATCGCCATCTTCTGAAGCCAATCCGGGGCGCGATGCCGACTGAGCGCCGTAGGTCGGCATCGCGCCCGGCCGGGAGGCCTCAGCCGCTTCAACCATAACATCCACCAGTTCGTCGCACGGGATTTCGCGGCGTGGGTCTGGTGGGTCGAACACGCGAAGCTCGCGGCAGTCCTCGATCACATCCCAAACGCCTCTGAAGGCCAAAAAACGCTTCGCTGAGTAGGCATTGCAATACAGGCCGCTTTCGTCATGGCGCGATCCGGGCAGTCGCACAGGCTGGTGCGGAAGAAGCACGCATTTGTCTACCTCCTCGCCCCACTCGGTAAGGAGCTTAGCAAAGAGCGAGAGCACCCGAAGCGCGTGCGCGGGGCTTCTGAAGACCGGCCCCCCGACCATGCCCGATGGCACGCGCACGTGAAAGCCCCGGCCCCCGGTGTACGACACCACGACGCGGGACAGGTCAGCGCCGTAGAGCCCTATCATTTCCACGATGGTTCGAGCCGAGAAAAAGGCTTCTTCCACGTCCTGCCCCCGATCCACGTCGAGCGTGATCCAGTTGAAAAGGCATGGGGCTGTATCTCGGCTGTCAAAGTCGCCGCGCTTCCACGCGCCAGAGGAAACGTATCTCGCCCCAGCCGCGCCGCGCCCAACCACCCTGACCCACGTGAGATAGTCAACCTCGAATCCGGCATCGTGCACGTCGTAGCGCGCAATGCCCCTTGTGTAGAGAAGCGGGCTTTCTGCCTGAAAGGCCTCACCAAGCGAGTCCACACGGTTGACGTAGGCGTCGGCCTCGGATTCGCCGGACGCCTGAGAAAACCTCGGAGACTGAAGAGGAATGACAGCCGCAGGCGCGGCTGGTGCCGTAGGACAGGACTCCCCGCCATCAAACCCAAGACGCCACACGCTGCCGCTACGGCCGCTTCCGACTCCCCGGAGGCGCACAAGCAGGCCGCTACTAAGCAGCGAGTCTACCGACGCGAGCACTCTTCTGTAGAAGGCGTCGAATCCGCTGTCCTGTGGCGAGGCGAAGTACCAGCGCGCCCAAAGACGGGAGGCGACAGTCTTGGCGCTTAGCACGAACTCACCGTCCTCAAGAACCTCTATCGACTCGCCAATGTCCACCGTCACGGGGCGTTCGGGGAGGGCAATAGCGGATTTCTGCATCGTCCACACAAAGCCCGAAAGCGCAGCCGCATCTGCTCTTGGGCTCTTTCGTGATCGCGCCGGAATCCCGCAGGCGACCTGCCTTGGAAGCAGGCAAAAGGCGCTTGGGTCGGCTTCGGCAAGACCGAATCGGTCTACGTGACGCATCTTTCTGATAGTGACGGGCCGCCGGTTAGCGGCCTGTGGTGGATGACAATATAGAAAAGCGGACACCCTGCCCGCTGCCCATTTTGGAGGCGGCCCCTGCCTGCGCTACGGCCTCGAAAGGCTTAGGCCCGCCGATATGAGGTCGCTCGCCACGCCAGAGCTCGTTGCCAGATTCGCGTCGATGCCGAGCCTACGTAGCATTTGGACCTGCCCCTTGGTGGGACGCCCCCTGCGCCAAGCGGCGTCCTTCCTGACCGCCGCCGCCGCGTCGGGGTGGCGCTGGCGAAGCCCCTCGTCAACCGCCTCAACAGCCTGCTCAAGCGTGCCGTAGCGGGCCGAGCCGGTCACGCGCTTTTCGCTCAGGTACCGCCCAGCCTCTCTGTCAAAGCGCCGAGGATGTATAGCCTTCACGCGGAATCCCCCTTCGACATTGTCCGGCTCGACGCGAAGGTGCAGCGAACCGCCCGTGTCGGAAAGGCCGGGAACGTCAAGCTGCCAAGAGCCGTCGCCGATGTTGAGCCACGTGTTGCGCGTGCACGCGAGGGAGTGGTGGCTTTTGGCTCTTGCCATAAAATCTATGCGCCGAACCTCGATCTCCACGCCGTCGAGCGATAGCGCCGCTTTGATTGCTTCAGCCTTGTCCGGGTTCTGCTCGGACGCCGCCTCGACAACATCAACCACGTCGCGTATGATGCGCTTGCCCTCTGCGCGGAACTTGGCAGGAAGGCCAAACAGGCTCGGCACCGTGACGATGCCGTCGTAGTCGGCGTCCACAAAATCAAGGACAAGGGCCGCCGGTTTCTTGGAGGACGCAATAGCGGCAAGTCTTTCTTCGGCTGTCGGAAGGTTGCCGAGATCGCTCGGGATCGTCCGAAGGCCACGTCCGAGCATCTGCTCCATAAGCGGCTTGCTTTTGGTCGGACGGGCCATCAAAAGACACTCGACACGCCCATCGTAGCCCTCCACCCAGAGCCCGTAGTTGGCGAGCAGGTCGATCTCGCCCGATTCGTGGGCAAGCAGCATAGCGCGGCGCTCGTTGGCGTCTGTGAGATAGTCGGCGCTGGCCGCTCGTATGCCGTGGCGGCGAGCCTCGTCAGCGAGGTCGTGGGCGTGGTGCCTGTCGGCGCAAAATGCCATCGCAGACATGAGCGACCCGTCAGGCCTTCGGGCCTCTTTGAGATACGCCTTGATGATGGAGGCGTTTCGCTCTGGGTTGTTGACCCGTCGTCCGAGTTCGCCGATGGCAAAGTCCCCCATCGAAGTGCCAACACCCTTCAGGCTGGTCTTGGTTGTGATCGAGAGGGGCGTGGGCTCGCACAGGTACCCCTGCCTCACCATCTTGACCATGCCCATCGAGAAGACGATCTCCGAAAAGAACGCGGACAGGCCCACCTTGTCGTTTCGGTTGGGCGTGGCCGTAACGCCAACGAGCAGACGGTGCTGCCCGTCCGGCAGCAAGCTCGGGCCGTCCCGGCGAGACCCAAGGCCAAGCGCCGTGAGCACGGTGTCGTACTGACTTCCCGGCCTCATGTGGTGCGCCTCATCCACAACGACAATCCCTACGTCCATGTAGGCGAGAAGCCGGGCAAGACGCGGGGATTTTTTTCGGCCGATGGTCTGAACGCTCGCCACGACAATGCGGGCCATCGGCGATGCCCTGTGCTCAGCCTTCTCCACCTCGACAAGCACGTTGTCTCCAAGCACCAGCCGCATCTTGGCGACCGTTTGCCAGACAAGCTCATCGCGGTGCACGAGCACGAGCACGCCATGCCGGGCAAGCTCGGGGAGCACGGCAGGCAGCGCCGAGAACACAATGGTCTTGCCTCCTCCGGTTGCGAGGTGGACAAGAGGATCGTAAACGCCCGAGCGAACCGACGCCGCGACCGAATCGTGACAGGCGTGCTGATAGTCCCGGAGCACGAGGCCCGGTCGCATCTGAAACATGACTCTTCTGGTTGGTCCGGATTTGTCGATCCGGGTGGTTCACCACGCGCCCTGCGGGAAGCGAGGCATCGCTTGTTGTAGATTGGGCGCTGTTTTCTCCGGCACGCTATGCGCTACGCCCTCCTGTCCGCACTCCTACTCGCCTCCGGCTGCTCGCTGCTGGCCCACGGGCCGTCCAAAAACCGAAGCATAAACGGGGAAGTGCCTGTGCCTGCCGACATTGAGCAGCCGGAGGCGTTTCGCAGGCTGGTTGCTATGGCCGAGCGGGAGCGTTGGCATATTGAGGGTTACGCCGAGGCGTCGCGTACATTTTCGGCTTACTGGATACGAGGAGGCATCGACCAGATGGCTTCATCCTCTCCGGGGTACAGGGCCGAGGTGACGCTTCGCGTGCTTGATCGCCGGGTGAGCTTCACCTGCGAGGCTGTAATCGTCGGGAACGCTGACGAGTTGATGTCCGAGGCCTGCGGGGGCATGGCTGCGCAGATCGAGCGGGCCCTTGCCACCGAGTAGTCGTCACCCCAAGACGCCATAGGCGATGCCGAGGGCGTTCGGTTCGCCACGCATCTCCTTTGCCTGACCGCCGCGCCCCTGCCGGGCAACGTTGTCGCCGAAGAGGTAGATGCGGTCGGGGTGGGCGCGAAGATCGTCGCGCTTGATTTGGTCTTGGTAGAGAATGGGCATTACTTCAGTCGTCCAGATTGTGCGGAAGCCCCCGAAGTCGCTTGTCCCACTCCACGACGAGGTAAAAAAGCACGCGGGCGTGGGTTCCAGTCCTTCGGCGACGCGGGCGGGGTTGACCTGCTCTTTGATGTATCGAAGGAAGGCGTCCTCTTCGAACCAGAGGCGGTTGTGGCCGAGGTCGGCCCGCGCCGCGTCAACAGGGCGCGGCGCGGGCCAGTCTCTGCCGGATCGCCGCAATCTGCTCAGGGGTGACAGGCCCTGACTCGTCAAAGTAGCCGATTCCGGGCACAAACAAGACGTTTCCGGCGGCGTCGCCGGGTTCAACCGGCGCGGTGCGAGGTGGTAGGTGGGGGGCGTTCATTGTTTTTAGGTCTTGTTTAGCGGCGGCGGCGATGGCGACATCGGCGCGAGCCTTCTTGATGGCCGCTGCGACGACGCGCTTGGGGATGCTGTCGAGCGTCGCTTGCATCTGTCGCTCTATGTCAGGGTTTTCGTCCCTCCACTTCTCCCACGAGTCGTCGTTGAGTTTGAAGGCGATCCACTCCGGGTGGTCGGGGGATGCCTCAAACGGCTCCTTGTTTGCCTTGCAGCGGGCGCACGCCTGGACAAACTCGCCCGACTCCACCCTCTTGTACCAGAGGTGCTTGGAACAGAAGTAGAGGCCGCATCCGTGAGGCTGACCCCACGGTTCTCCGCCGCAAACGTAGGCGAGGCCCCGGTCGATCTTCTCGTTGCAGCCGGGGTGGTCGCAGTAGGCCGGGACACCGTAGCCGATGTCGCGTTGCCAGTCGTTGTCGTAACCGATGCTCCATCCCATCGTCGTTGGGGGTTAGGTGGTGTATCCCTTGTAGAAAGGCTTGCGCGGGGCACCTTCGGGGTCTTGTTTGGCCCAGCGACGATGCAGCCGGGCCGTCATCTTCTTGACGAACCGCTCCCACTTCCTGCGTCGCTTGGGAGCCGTGTCGATCTGCTCAGGACGAGTGCTCATTCTCGTTGGGGGTTAGGCGTTCTTGATCTCGACCTCGCCGGGCGCTCCGACGCGGCCTCCGTGAATGACGGCGTAGGTCGTTTGGTGGCCGTCGATGCACCACGAGCGGCCCTTCTGTCGCGCTCCGTCCGAAGCGGTGTGCCCGACAATCTGCGGCAGGGGCAGGGCATCCTCAAACTCCTCGTCCCAGTCGCACCAAAGCAGGCCGGGGCCGGTGACGCTTGATCCCCCACGGGCACGACCGATGCGGAAGGCTGGCTGGTCGCGCCACGCGAAGCGGTCTACCCATGCCTCCTTCATCTGGCTGAGGAAGAGAGGTAGCTCGCGCAAAAGATATTCGTCTTGTGCAGAACCATCGGCTTGCCCCCACGGCCAAAGCGCCTGCACCACCCCCGCGTGCGAGAGCAGGTAGCCACCCGCTTCGGTGGCGAGTTGGCACTCGTCCCAAAAGTCCGTCCCGTCCAGCACGTGCTGGATGTCGGTGGCGCGGGTCTTGGAGTAGCCGGAGCATCCTCCGGGAACGGCGAAGGCGTAGGCCGGTGGATGCCGGGTGTGCTCAAGCATCGCGTACTGGTAGTCGTGGTTGCCCACGAGAAACGTCACGGGGATCGGGCGTCCGCCTTGCCGTTCGACCTCGGCGTGTAGTTCCAGCAGGCAGCGAGCGACCTTCTTGGCCGTGCATTTGGGGTCGTGGGCGTCGAAGTAGTCACCGAGCAGCACGAGCCGGTCGCAGCTGCCGCGCTCGGCCCCCAGCACGCGGCTGAGCCACGGAAGGTCGTGGTGTATGTCGGGGACAACAAGGATGCGGGTCATTGTAGAGGGCACTTGGGAATCACAGGCGTGATAAAGGCGGCTTGGGCATAGAGGCGGCGGTGGCGGCGGACTTCCACACAGCAGTCCGACGACACCGCAAACAAGTCACTTGCCGGTGGTTGGCTGTAATCAGCGAGCTCTTGACACCACATGCCGCCCATCCGGCGTGGAGTGCCAAGAAGTGACACGGGAGACCAAGGGGGAGAATCATTGTGCCTATTGGGGCTTTGAGGTGAAGGATTCGGCGAGCCCCTTCCTGTAAGTGCGCAGACGCCTTATCTCGTCCTCGGCGGCGGACTTGGCGCTTTCTGCGGCTTTGCGCACCTGCTCGGCAGGCAGGGCCAAGACTTCGGCCCTTGGAGGCAAGAAGGAGCGCAACATTTCCCCGGAGGCGTGATGCAACACGCCTTCCAGCTCGATGTCGAAGTAGGTAGGGTCTCCCTTTTCGTACTCCTTTTCTTGGCCGCAGCACATACAAGCAGTGCCGGGGCCGTATTCCGAGGTGGCTTTGGCGAGAAAGGCGAACTTGTTTGCGAACCGCTGCGCGCTTTGAATAGCCGCTTCAAGGCCTTCTGGTGTGTTGAGGTTGGTGCTCTTCATGGGTTATCTGGGCGGTTAGAAGCCGTGCGCGAATCTGTTTCGGATGTCCTTTACCCGGCGCTCTGCGGCCCGTATAGCCCGGGGATCGCCACCTGCCTCCGCCTCCGCCTCCGCCTCGCGCAGTGCCGTAAGTGCCCCCAGCATCTCCGCGCGGTACGTTTCATAGCGCCGGGCGAACCAGACTTCATTTTCGCAGCATCGGCAGCGTGAGCCGCCGCCCGTGCCGGGGTTCCTTGTGGGTCTTGGCGGCGTACTGTCGGGCGATGGAGCTAAAAGCCAGCGGAAGAAACGGCCAATCATCTCAGGCGGGGTCTTTCTGGTATCGGTAAATCGTCTTCGACCCCGCCACACCTAGAGACAAGGGTGGGGGTGGATTGTCGCATAGCGATCTCCGGTGGGTTGTTGTGGTTTCAGATGCCAAAAGAAAGCTGGTCGGCTTTTCTTTGCGTTCGCTCGTAGTCGCTGAGTATGGCCGTAGCGATTTCGATTTCTCGGTCGGCCTCGGCCTCGGCCTGCGTCATACGGCCTTCGGCGACGCGCCTTGGGTAGACCTTGTACCGCATCGCAATCTCTCGTCTGAGCGACTTGATCTTGTCTGCAAGAGTCACGTTCATAGCCTTGCTTGGGCGTGTGTGGCGCTCCCGGCAGGAATCGAACCTGCAACCGCCTGCTTAGAAGGCAGACGCTCTATCCGGCTTGAGCTACGGGAGCAAAGTCGGGGGCGGGCGGCGCTCAAGGCACCACGCTCCGCCCCCTTCTCGTCAGGTGAGATCGTCCGTCCTTCCGCGCCTTAGCCCAACGTAGCCTTTAGGGCCTCCGGGCTTTGCCCATGCCCTGCGCCCTCTGGTACTTGGGGCGGCGCAGGAGTAGGGAGGCGCGGCGTGTTTCAGCGGGCTGGACACGGCCCGCCTGATGGCGGAGGCCACCCCGGAATCGTCAGAACGGGAGGTCGTCCGCGCCCTCCTCCTCTTGCACGCCCGTGGCCGCCTGCGCCCCAAATGCGGGAGGCCCGGCGGGTAGGGCTTCAGGTGCGTCGGTGGCGAGTTCGGAGGGCGCGCGGGGCGGCTCGGCGGTGTTCACGCGGATGCGCGCCTTGGTGTAGCGCGAAGCCGTAACACCGTCCTTCTTGCCCGCCGCCTCCTCGGCATCCGCCTTGGAGGGCCATAGGTTGCGCGACCATGCTCCGGTGGACCACTCAAGGTCTACCGAGTGGTTGGACATGGCCGAGAAGCGAAGCGGCGGCTCTTGCACGAACTGGGCGGCGAAAGCTTCCCACGAGGGCAGGTCGCTCTTCCACTGAAAACCCGACGCCTCGGCAAGGCGCTGAAGGTCGCCGCTGCTGCGCTGGGAGTTTTCGGGGTTCAGGCCCCACATAAACGTCGCCGTGGCCCTGCCTCCGGCGTGCTCGCCCGTGTCGGCGCGGCACTGGAACTCGACAATGTGAAGGCTCTTACCCTCAACGTACTTGTATTCGTGGCCCACGATGGAGAAGTCAAAGACCGTACGGTCGGGCAAGACCTTGCGCTCGGTGGGCTGAGAGGCGGCAACGGCCGCGTAGGATGGGAGAGACGGAAGCATGGGCTTCTGGTAGGGTTGTCGCCCGTGGTTGCGGGCGGTGGTAAGGGGCCGCTCATGGCGGCTTGGTTTCGTTACTTGAGGACTTCGCCGGTCACCCGCAGGTGGCTTCCGCGTCCCAGAAGGCGAGCAAAGTGCAGCGTCTCGCCGCGCGCCAGCGCCTCGCGTATCCGGGTTTTGTCGGGCGAGTATGTGATCGTTTCGACCCGGAACCGCTCGGGAAGGTCCTTAGCGGGCATTTGGTCGATGTCCAGCGGGGCGACGCCGCCGTTTTTGACGGACACGTAGTCCGCGCTCGGCGTCGTGACCTTGCCACCGGCCATATCAACGAGGCGCAGCATGGCCGCCTTGGCGCGGTCGGCTTTGCGCGTTTCGGCTTTGGCCGAGCTTGCCTTGACGCGGGCCTGTTCGCTGCGAAAGTCCGCAAGCATGGCGTGCTCGCTGGCGATCACGGCAAGCGCGTCAAGGGCGTCGCCGACCTGCCCAAACTCGCCCATCAGTTCGTCAAACTCGGCGTCGAGCGCGTCGTTTGTCTCGCCGCCGCTCTCTTCGTAGGCTTCGAGTAGCGCGCGAAGGCGCTGCTCAAGCATGAAGGTGTTCATTGTTTATGTCCGGTCTTGATGGTGGTGAGGATTCGGTACACCGTCCGCACGCTTACTCCGAGCCCTCGTGCGATCTGCATGGGATGCTGGCCGAGCCGAATGGCAAGGGAGACGTGATCTTGTCTCTGCTTCGCCTGCTCGGCCTTGCGAAGAGCGCGGGCATTTCTGCACGTCTCGGTGAGGCCATTGTCCCTGAGCAGGCGAAGCAGCGTCGATTCGGACATGCCCTCAGAAAGGGCCACCGACCTAATGCTCATGCCCCGCACGCAGTAGTCAATCGCACGTAGAAGACTCGATTGCAGGAAGGGACTCGACTTCGACCACTTGAGGTTTTGCTTCGTAATCATGTCCGAACCTCCACTACGGCGTGGTTTTCTCCGTTCTCAACGACCTCAAGCCCAGCCGCAAGAATGGACACGAGCGCGCGCACCTGTTGGGTTGAGAACTCGGTATTGACCGTGACGGAAGGGTTGCCGTTCTCATTTGCCGACACGAGCACAAGCAGCGGCACGACCGGGGTGCCCATTCGCTCAAGGTTGATACGCTTCACGATGTCGCCGTAGACGCTGTCGCCAAAGTCCTTGAGGCTGCTGTGTCCCGGCGAGCCTATCCGCCTAACCTCGTAGTCGTTTTCGTCGCCGGGGTCGCGTCCTGTGGTGAAGCCCTCCTCTTGGAGAAAGCCATCTCCGGATGGCCGCTCGTCATGAGCGGGGTCTTGCGCATTGGCGCTTTGCTCTTTGGGTTTCATTAGACCGGGTGGTGAAAGATGGATGCCTGATCTCCGGTGGACTGCACGATCTGTGCGATCCTGTCGGCTCCGGGGGCGGCCTCTCGGCAGGCGAAGAAGCCCTTGAGGTCGCTCTCGCGCTCCATCAAAAGCCGCGCGTAGTAGGGGCGCAGGTTGTTGTTGAGCTTGAAGGCGTCGCCGCGCGTGGAGACGGCGTGGTCGTACCGGACGATCTCAAAGAGCCCGCCAATCGAGTAGCGGCGAATACCGTGACTCTTTGCGCGGCGGGCGAGGCGGGCAAGCTCGTCGTAGACGTGCGGGTTAGCTCGGTGGAAGGCCACGAACCGCTCGATCAGCGTTGGCGATGGCGTCGAGACTGGTGGCGGCGAGGCGGCTTCGTTCGATTGCATCTTCTGGTGGGTATTGGCCCCGGTAAGGGCCGTGCTTAGGACAGCGCGGCAAGCGACGCTGCAATGAAGGCGAGGGCGCTAAACGCCAGCGCAAGGCACTGGTCTTTGCTCAGCGGCGACGGCGGCGGAGCGCGGTAGGTCTTCATGGCTCTTCTGGTTTTTTTCCTCTACCGGGTAAGGCGAGGTTGGTGGCGGAGTGGCGATGTGAGCGGCCGCAGGGGTGGACTACTACTCGGCCTCTGCGGCGCGGGCGGCGCGGGCGGCCTCGGCCCGGTCAAGCAGGCGCTCGACCTCAAGGAGCATCTCGGTGGGCAAGTCGGTCATGCGCCCCACAATGCCCCCGGAGACGTGCATAGCTGCGCGGCCCATGCGCGATTCTGCGTTCACAGCGTTGCCGTCTTCGAGCGCAAGGAAGCGCGCGCCGAGCGCGGCGAGGCTCTGCTCTCGGCTCTCGGCGTCTGCGCCCGAGAGCCAGTCCTTCACCGCGTCCATTACGTCCGCGCCGGGGTGATGGAAGTGCTTGCCGCGAAGCGCGAAGCAGCGCGTCTTCTCGATCATCAAGCCGTTGTCGAGGTCCATCACGCCCACGATGTCGAACTCGTACTCGATGTCCTTGCCCATAATCGGGCCAAGTCCCACCTTGCGGATGGCCGTCTTGCCGTTCGCGCCGGTCTCCTGCACGTAGTCGGTCTTGGCGCGCATGGTGGCGATCACGTGCGGCGGGGCCGCGATGATGGCCTCGGTCATCTCGCGCATCTGCGGGGTTACGTCCTTCCACGCATTGAACGTGTTGCCGCTGCCGTATCGGGCTTTCTTGTCCACTTGATCGAGCGCCCCTTCCGCTCCCGTCCAAGCGTGCGAGAGGCTGTCGATGACGAGAACGTCGTAGCCGTTTTGCCCGGCCATGATAGCCGCCGTCTTGTAGGTGGTGGGCGAGAAGTCGCCGCTGAGTTCGATCACGTCGAACCCCCCGATGCTGGGCATCCCGACGTACTTGGACGCGCTGCCGTGCTCGGAATCCACGACAAGAATGCGGCCGTCTGGCCCGGCGAGCGCGCGCGCAAAAAGCAGCGCGGTGTAGGTCTTGCCTGAGCCGGAGGGGCCGTACAAGGCCATGCGAAGTTTGGCGTCAAGTTTGACGGCCTTTTTGATAGTGAGAGCCATGTTTGGTGTTTGGTTTATGGTTGATGAGGCGTAGGCATGAGGTAGCCGTATCCGGCCCGCTCGAAGCATCTTCCCTGAATCACGTCTCGCTCCATCGAGGAAACGCCGTCAGAGTTTTCAAGGCACGTGTATAGGTAGTGGCCGGGTTTTAGCCGATGGGTGCGGACGCGGCCGATCATGCCGCCCACGGCGCGGCGCTTGGCCTCGGCCTTGGTCGGGTGAGACGAGAGAATCCCCTCGTCCAAGTCCACTACATGCCACTGTTTCATGAATGCGTCTTTCATCCCTCAGCCTCCCCGCGTGCCGCCATTCTCTTTGGCCTCGGCGATGACAACGAGTTGTTTGACAATGCCAAAGAAGGCGCTTCTTTGACTGGCGGCTTCGGCGCTGGTGCGCTTCACGCCTTGATCCGCGCCCATCTTTTCCGCGAGATCGCCGAGGTGATGCCCGTAGTAATCGGCGAACAGTCGCCTGAACGCCTTGTGGTCAAACGGCACCATTTCTGCGAGGTCGATGGCAGTCGGCGCGATGTCCTGCTCGTCGTAGCCAAGCAGCCGAAGCCCCTCGGCGTTCTGGTGGATACGCCAAGCAGGCTGGACGCTTTGCGGGAGGCGCGCCAGCGCAAGATGGCTGGCGCGCGCAACCATTCGGTGCGGCGCGTCCACCACTGCGCAGATGCTTGCGGCGCTTTGCGTGGGCGCGAGGGCGGTGAGTGAGAGGTCGTTCCACTCAGGGCCAAGGCGCTGCCTCGATACGACGACCACGAAGTGGGCGGATCGAAGAACGGCATAGGCCGCCCGGAGGCGGCTTAGAAAGCCTGCGGTCATGCTCTTCTGATGTATTGGGCCACAGGTGGCGGGGCCCGGTGGTGGGCCTGCGGTGACAGGCGTATGGCAATATACGAAGCGCCAATGTCTGGCGCAAGAGCCTTTTTAGGTGGACTCTGCCTCCGAATGTTCGAGTAGCGCCAGTGGCTCAAGATCGCCCGAGTAGATGGCCTTGGCCTTGGGAGGCGCGGGCGCTTTGACTACTTGCGCTGCTTCGGCCACGCGCCCTGTTTCCGTCCATGTCAGCCCTCGGCCCCATGCCTGAACGCGGAGCGAGCCGGGGATTTCAAACGCAAACGGCACGGCCGTCCACCGTCGTCTCATTTGGTTCGCGGCGTGGTCGATACCCGGCTCCAGCGCCGCCTGACCAGTGGTCGCCATCGTAGTTTCTCGGGCGACTTGGTGCCGCCTCGCCCGTTGGTGAGCGCGCCGAATGTTATCGTCCATGGCCTGCATGTATTCTGCGCTGGACTCAAGCACGTCCGCCCTGTCCGACAGCGCGCCGCGAACTATGCTCGCGTGGCGCGACGTTGACTGGCTGTAGCGCCCGGTGTTGACGATGCGGATGGACGGTATTGTGTCTGTCCCATCGTGAGCGACAAGCAGGGGGTGGTGATGCCCGTAGGAGTAGACGACGTAGAAGCGGCCGTAGCGGCGTCCGAAGAAGTTGCTTCCTGTGAAGGACCGCAGCGCCTGTATGTGCGCTGCGGCGTCGCGGTTGCGGCGAATGCGTGGCATGGTGGTTGATTGGTTAGTTGCGACTGGCCCGCTCGGGTGATGTCTGGGCGTTCTGCAAAAGACCTGCTATGCGACTCCTTATGAGTAGGCAGATACGCCCATAAAACACACGAGACAAGTTTGCCTTGCGGTAGGCGTCTGGCGTCGTGGCGCGTAGGATGCGTGAGTACGCCCACGTGGCGTGCTGCTCGGCGTAGGCGGGGCTGGATCGGTAGCGGCTCATTGCCCCCTCTACCCCCTGCCCCGCCAGCGGGAGCGCCTGCGCTTCAAGCGGGCCGTAGTCGGACAAGCACGTGCGGCACATAAGGGTTCGGGCCTCGTGCTCGCTCGGTGCGGGCACTTGGTGGCCGGGATAGGACGTGCAGGGCATCAGGCGAATGAGCGCCGGAGCCTCGCCCTCGGCTTCGAGGCATCGAGGGCATCCGTAGGCGGACTCCTGATCGGGCGAGGCGGCCTCGTCGTCGTAGCGCCCGTCGTCAAGGTCGCGGCTGGGGTCTGTGAATGGCATGTCTTCTGATGATGGCTACTCGCAGCGAAAGTGAGTCGTAGTGATACACTATTGCGTTGATAGAACCCGCATGTTCCGAATCCTCCCTAATAAGTATTAGCACATTAGGGGTGTTAGCGTGTGTGTGCGTGCGCGCCTGCGCATATGGAATGCGCACGCTTCCTACTACATGGCGCGTAGGGCTTCGAGTCTAAGCATTGCCTCGTGGTAGAGGCCCTTGGCCGTCTTAGTCGCCGCTGCGCCGCGCCCGGCTTTGGCAATGGCGCGCTCGTGGCGCTGGCGCATCTCGCCAACGCGGACAATGGCCGCTGCCTCTGTTTCGCCTGTAGCAGTCACGCCAAGCGGCAGAATCATCTGCGCCCAGCGCCACGAAAGCCCGGTGATGGGGAAAAACACGCGACCTGTCGTGCCCGCCACCGGCCAGTGGGCAAGCGCATCGACGGTGCCGTGCGCCGTAAGGGTCTGGTCTTTCTCCGCAATCTCCACGAGATCAAGCCCCGCCAGATCGGCGAAGTTTTCCAGCGTGGGCTTTAGCATCGTGATGCAGCCGGTCGTCCGGTTTGACCCGCCGCCGAGATTCCGGATAAGCTGCTCCGTCGCCTCGTCGAAAAATGGCGGCTTGGGGGATAGGGTGACGCGAACATCTCTGGTCATCTTCTTGTGGTTTTGCAGCCCGGTGTGGCTGGTGTTCGTGATTTCTTTACCTCAAGAGGCCACCATTGGGCCTGTATGGGGCTTCTGCGGGCATTCTATGACCCGTCAGAGGCAAGGTTAGGCTTTGCCGCAAATCTGCCCAAGCGGCCGCTCCTTAGCACTTTCTAAAGAGACGGGCTTGGCCTACCAGCTGCCCGCAAAGGGCCACCCGGCGGCGGCTTCGTCCTCGTCCTCGTCCTCGAACTCCACTCCGCCATCGTCCTTTTCTTGGCGGCTTGTAGCGTCTGCGATGATGCGCTCAAGATCGTAGAGAAGGTCGTTTTCGACCATCAGTTTTACTACGGCCTCGTCGTCTGCGGCGAGGGCGGTGTAGATCGTCTCGATGACGGCGTCTGCGGTGTGGCGTCCGAGGACGACGCCTGCCCTGCTCGAAGCGCCATGGCGGCCCGTGCTGGCGCGAAGAGCCCACTCTCCGTTCACCTCGTCGTACGTCCAGTCGTCAACGCCGTGCGAGTAGGTACTGCCGTAGCCGCGCCCGCCAAAATAGCCGCGCGGGTCTTCGTAGCGGTCGTAGCTGCCGTATCCAAGGCCGTACCCGCGTGTGTTTCCGTGGCGTCGGGGGTCGCGCTCTGCCGGAAGGCTCTGCCAGTTCACCTGCACGGCCGCCTCGGCTACGGCCACGAGATACTCTACGTCTTGCGTCTCGCCGCTGGTGTGCTGGCCGGTGTAGCCGACCGACAGGTTGGTACATTCCGAGATGATGTTGGCAAACGAGTTGCTGTCGGTGTATACGCCCCCATTGTCGAGGCGCCACTTCGACGGAATGCCGCCGCGCCCGTCCATAGCCTTCTCAAGCTCAAGAGCAAGATCAATGGCGAACGCCTCGGAGCATGTCTGACCCGACATCTGGTCGGTGATGACAGAGCCGAATCGCGCCCGGTCAAACGACACGCATCGGTCAGGCACGATGTCGCCTTTGGACTTGCGAATCGCCATGTCCACGCTCGCAGCCTCGGAGCCCCTGCATCCGACCTCCTCCTGCGAGAAGAAGCCGTAGGTGCCAACCACGCCTGCGCGGATCATGTGGAGCATGATGACGACGCCTGCGCGGCAGTCGGCCCCGAGAATGCCCTTTAGGTCAGAGCCAAGCAGAGGACGCTGCGAGGCCGGGTCGCGGAAGAGTTCAAGACGCTGCTTGCGGCTTCGCCCGGTCTCGACGGTGTCAAGGTGCGAGGTGAAGAGCGTGCGAGCAGCCTCTTTCTTCTTGCCAACAACAACCCAAAGGTTGCCGTGCTTGTCCTCTTTGATACTACTCGTCGTGGCTGTGCGCAGGCACCTGCGAATGCGGCGGATGACGAGGGCCTCGCTCTCGCCGGGGTCTTCGCAGAAGGCCACAAACTCGTGGACGATGCGGGGCGCGGCGCGCAGGTAGCTGGAGAGCGACATCATGTTGCGGGGCTTGGCGACAGGGGGCCGCCATTGGTGTTTGGCGGGCGGCATCGGCTCAAGCGCGTTTATCCTTGTTACTGCCGTGGAGGCCGCAGCGGCAGGCGTGTTCGTAGTGGAAGCGGCCGCCGCTTTGGTTGCACGCCCTGCGCCTTCCGGCGCGCCGGTGCCCCCGTTGGTCGTCGCAGGGGTGGCTTTTTTGATTCTCATTTTCATCTTTACCACGCTATTTCGGTGTATTGTTCGGAGCCTTCGCGTTCTCGCTGCGAGCCCAACTTGCGGTAGTCATACAAATCGCCGAAGCATATCCGAGACGGCGTTCCGTGAATGTGCTCCATCACCCACATGGTCTCGTTTTGATGCCGGGGGTAAAGCGTGCACTCGGTTATGCGAGAGGGCGGCGCGTCGCGGTTGCTTTTGTAGTGCTCGCAGTCTTTGGAGTACGCGTACTTGAACGTATCCATGTACGGGCTGCCTCCGTTGGGAACGAACGCTGCGCAGACGAACCAGTCGTCCGGGCAGTTCGGGTAGAGCCGCTCAAGGCCCTGATCGCGCGACCACCGGAGCATCATGCGCTCGATCCACGACCCGCCATCGTCGGCGCTGCTCATGCGGCAGTAGATGCGGTCGATGCCGCGACGGTGCCCAAGAGCGTGCGTCCATACGATGGCGCGCGCCATGATAGCGCCGTCCTCGTCACGCCGCATCACAACGAGCCGCGCGTCGGTGCCCTCGTTGTCGAGCATTCGCCCGGAGTACGGCCGGTCATCGCCGGTCATGCAGGACGAGAGGCCCTTGATCTCCTCGTCCACATGGATTTTAGGGATGCTCTCCAGAACGTCCTGCGCCTGCCCCTTGGGCACGAGCCCGATGGAGACCGAGAATGGCGGCTGCGGGTTCAGGCGCTCGGCCGCCGCCGTGCCAAGGCGCTCGGCGGCCATGCTCACGACAGCCTTGTCGTACCCCATCTCGGAGAGGAGCTTGTGGTGGCGGACGAGAAACTTGCCAATGCCGTAGGCGCGCCACGACCGCTGCCCCTTTTTGGGGCCCACGGGTACGGTGTAGGGTACGCAGACCTTGTTGTCGCGGGCGCGAATGATGATGTCCCAAGCGGGGCACTTCTCGGGAAGCACGCCGTCGCCGACGAAGCTGAGGAGGTCGCTGACTTTCTGCCTGATCTCCCGCTCCTCGTTTGTCCACTCGTCGTTTCCAGACGGGGAGAACAGGCGGGGGTGCTGCGCGGCTTCGTAGGCCACTTCGGGCAGGCGGGCGGAGTCTTCGATTTCGGATGGGGTCATGGCTCTTCTGGTGGTTTTGGCCCCGCTCCTCTCGGTCAAGAGGAGGGTGGTGGTGGGGCGGGGCTAAGGCGAACCCTTAGCCTTTGGTGGAACATCGGTCCCCGTGGTGACGGGGGGTGTGATGACGCTCACGGCGTGGTGTAGGAGGCTCCCCACACGCGCCCGTACTCGACGCGGTAGTGCGGCTGCCCCCTTGCGGGGCAGTAGACGACCGAGACCGGGCGGTGCTGGAGCGCGGCGAGTCGATTGGCGGCGCTCACGGCGAAGCGAAACGAGTTGAACATGGCTCTTCTGAGTAAAGCCCGTTGTGGCGGGCGGTGGTAGAAGCAGGAAGCGGCGGGCGACCCCCGGCGTGGGGACTCGGCCTATGTGGCCTCGCTTGGCGCAGAGGCCCGACAGGGCCGATCCGGGGGCGGCCCGCCACAGCGTTTGGTTATGATGCGGGTGCGTACGTCCATCCCCCACCCGCGTGGGCGAGCACAAGTCCCTGCGAGAGCGCAGCGTCGAACGTGGTCACGATAACCACAGCCTCGCGGCGATCCCCGCGCACAACGCCTCCGAAGCCCGGCACGAGGCATCTCCGGGCTTCGGAGGCGTTGACATCCGAATCAAACTCCCAGTCAATGGCCTTAGCCACGCCCCTAAGCCGGGTGTGCGCCTCGGACTTGTAGTGGTAGCCGTCTTCAAAGAACCCCACCACATACAAACGAGATGGTCGGCGTCGCTGGATAAGAGTCTTCATAGAAACCTCCACTCATAAGCGGATTCTCTCCTGCGCACCTCGACGGTGGCGCGGTGAGAGGATCGTGAGTATTGAAAAAGGTGGTCAGCATCCATCTCCTTGGCCCAGACAGCGCCCCGAAGGTTGACGCAGACGATGTAGAGGCTGTCGCCGTCTATCATCTTCTCCGCTTCATCTCTCGCGTCTACGAGGAGGCGTTGGGGGTAGTCCATATGGACGCCCCGGTATCTTAGGTGGAAATGGATGGCAGAGACGAGCGCGCCCGTCCACCGCTCTTGCTTGTATTCGTTCACGAGCGCGGCTGGGGCGACGCTCGGGTGATGTGTGTCAGGCGCGAGAGCATGCATCTTCTGGTGGTTTTGGCCTGCGGTGACAGGCGACTGTAAAGGATAGCACCGCCCTTACAAGATTCGCAAGGGCGGCACATATGTGAGTATGTATTTTATTTCGGCGGACCCCGTGGCATGGTCGTGGAGACTGGGTGAGAGCGGGCGCTATGCGCCTACGTGGTGGGCCTCGGCCCCGGTAGCGGGGAGCGTATTGCTCCGGCGCGGCGGGGCCCGGCCTGTGCGTGGTGGTGGACGCAAGGGTCGTGGGTGATGTGGAGCACGATGCTCCGGGTGAGTGTTGCCGCGTTTGGCACGCAAAGCCGCACACTGTGGCCGTGCGTGAGCCTCCCCGCTACGTCAAAGCAGCGGCACGCACGCACGGCACCAAAGCCGCGCGCGCTCTTGGGGAGGTAGGGCGTGTTTTTCCATTATCACGCCCCCAAAGGACGACGGGACGGCGGGCAGGTCTACGCGCATCTAAGCGTAGGGCCACAAACCGTCCACCGGGCGCACGTTCACTCTGCGCCCGGCTCTCAACCGGCGATCCTTACCGCGCACCCTGTCGGGAATAAGCGTACACCCTCAATCTTTCGGATAGGCCGAAAGATGGGCATATGCGCTGCACCCCGATGCTGCGGCTTCGTAGTGCGGCTCTTACGATCAAGCCGCTTTCCCCACACGCGCTACGCCGCCGAATACGGCCCACACGCGGGAAGCGCCGGTATCTACGACTACCGGCTTCCTCTGAATAACGCACGCCAAAGCCACCCCCACGCAGGACAAGATGCGCGGGCTATGTTGGATATGCTACCCCTGCTCGGCAGGCTGCAAGCCCCGTGAAGGGCCATTGGGAGCGGCAAACGGGAGCCTACGCGCTACCCAGTAGGATGCGCCGTCTACGGCCCTGAAACGCTTTGACTTGCGTTCCCGCTTGCTACTTACACGACATATACGATGTATAGCGTGAAGTATGTACGCTCCACCTGCTCCGCGCTGTTCGGCGCGGCTTAGGTGGCGTTCTCAGTATGTTGTGACACGGTGCCCTATCGGCACCGGCTACCCGGCATCCCTTGCCCTAAGACTTGGGATCGTATGCGGATCGTGTCACGTCGGACGATCCGCCGGGGGCACGGGACTTGGCCCGTCGCACCGTGCGCCTATCGGCGCGGTTGGGTGCGGTTGGGGATCGGTGCGGAATCGAACCGCACGGGGCGAACCTGCCCGATCCCGGCGCGGCTTACGCGCCCGTTTCGGCTTGCGCGTTCGCGGCTTGCGCGTTCGTGTGAGCCTTTTCGGCTTTCGCGTGCGCCTCCTCCATAAAAGAAGCAATGGCCGGAGGTGCCGCGCCGAACCGCTTCAACTCTCCCACAAGCCACCGCTCTGTTTCCACCGTGCGCTTGACGGCGTTGTTGTGGCGCGTCAAATCCTCACCGTTCAGCCGCTCCACGTCCACGGTGGACAACGCGAAACCGCGCCGGACGGACGAAGCAAGCCGCGCCCAAAGCTTGGCCGTGTGAGCGGCTTGCACGTCAAGCGTGGCGTTCGCATAGTCAACCGCGCCCGTGCGTTCTGCAATCGTGACCTTGCCGGACGGCGTGTAGAACACACCAAACGTGCCCGCTTCCCGTGCCGCGTATCCGAGACGATCCGCCGTTACGCGGGCGCTAAGACACGCGGTGAGGTGACGCGCCACACGGCGGCTCTTGGCGTTGCAAGCACCTTGCAGGATAGACGCAAGGCGTGTGCGGATTTCCGCTTGCGCTTGCGTGTCGCCGTGGCGCGGTTGGGCGGCTTTCTTGAAGCCGTCGAATCCTTCCGCGTCCTTCCACGCTTGCGCGTTGTCGTTTGCACGCGCCACGGCGCGTCCTTTGGTCGTCGTTTGTGCCTTTGACATCTTCTGGTGTGCGCGTTACAGGACGCTTCACGCGCTTACGTCCATTGGTTGAGTAGGTGCGCCCAAGCGGGCGCGTGGATTTCAGCTGGTGTATTCCTCCATTGCATCCTCCACGCTTGCGTGTAGCGCACGGGGAATCCAAGCGCCAAGCACCGCGCACGTTGCAGCTTCCCAAACTGAGAAACTGCAAGCAACGTACACGATTGTGAGCGTGAAAGCGAGGTAGGGCAGAGCGTGGAGAAGGTGGAGAGCGTTGCGCATCTTCTTGTATTGGTTAGGCGGCTGGCTGGCCGCGCCGTTCGGTTGACGACTGAATAATACGCACGCTGAAAAGCGCCACAAGATCGAATCGTACATTAGAATCCGTATGTTTTAGTGGCGATTTTGGGCTGTTTTGGGCTAATAAAACACGCAGGCAGGGCGGGGGGCTGTCGTTACAGCCACCCTCAGACACCGCTTTCTGATACTACTGAAATCACTCTAACACGATTTCGCTTCTTCTTTTGTGGGTTATTTTCGCGCCTATTCGTACCTTTACCCGCTCGTCCGCTCACCTGCGGGCCTTTACGACACAAGAAGATGCTTACACCTCGCAGAAACGCGGCCAATCGGGGCAAAGACGCAACAGGCGGCCCGCGAGATGTGCTGCTCTCGGACGACCTGACAGAGGAGCAGGCCAGCGGGCTCATACCAGACGTTCCGGTGCTCGAAGACGTGCTTTCGGCGCTGGACGAGTCTGACCCCGACTACGACGACAAGCTGTTTGAGGCGCTAAAGTCGTATCACGCAGCGCGTAATCGCCTCGGCATTCGCAGCTCGAAGCACTCGGGCATCGGCACGGAGTCGTTTCTCCAGATGATGATGCTCTACTTCGACGGGTGTACGTTCTCGGAGATCGCGGACTTGATGGGCGCTACGCTTTCGGGCGTGTCTCGCCAGTCCGACCGGATGCGGATTTCGGTTGACGGCATACCTTTCACATGGCAGCAGATCAAGAAGATCGCCGATCCCAAGCGCGCGCTTGCCGCCGTGTCACGTCAGAGGCACGGGGGGCCGGTTTTCAACTACGACGAGTGGGCCGAGAAAGACCGCGAGCGAGCGGCCGAGCGCATCGAGAAGGCGCGCAAGGCTATCGTGGAAAACCTTGACGACATGGACGACAAAGGGCGTTTCGTTGTCCCGCGCAGCGTGGCCGACCTTGCGGCGCTGGAGAAGACGGCGCTGTTGATTCGGGGCGAGGCCACCGAGATACGCGAGCAGCGCCGCACGGACGCCACGTTCTTGTTTCAGGTCGTCAAGCTCGAAGTTGAGAGCGCCCTTGGCCGGACTTCGGAGGTGAGCAGCCGAATCCTCAAGGGCATCGAGCGGCGCGTAGAGGCCTACGAGGCCACAGACGGCGACGAGAAAGTGGCGGGGCAGCTTTTGCGGTGACTGTCACGCCCCGGTGCCCATGGCGCATCCAAGGCGCGCAGCACTCTCCGCTATACGAACGAAAACGGCGGACTCTACAACCAGAAGACGACATGGGATTCTTTTCAGACGCCGCCCGAGACGCATTCTCGGACAACCGGCCCGACTACATCGACCCTTGGTCGGTCTTTGGCTCGCGCTACGACGACCCGCTCGGGCAGGGCGCGCCGCTTTGGCAGCGTTGTGCGTGGCTTGGCTACCCCTACACCAACCCCGCGCAGGGCAACACCGTGCTCGGCGCTGTAACGGCCACGACGCCATCGGTCGTCATGGCCGCCATCGGAGGCAAAGGTAGCGGCAAGACGCTCTTTGGGGCGCTCCGCGCCGCGCACCTGATCCAGACGTATCCGGGCGGGCAGGGCTTCGTCGTTGCCAACTCCTACGGTCAGGCGTTTGGCTCGGCAGCGGCCAAGCTGGTGTACATGGCAAACGCTCTCGGCCTTCGGTATGAGTATTACACGCAGAAGACCATCAACGGCCTTCAATACAACTCGGTCTACTACTTCCCCGACTACGACCACATCGTAGCCGTGCTGTCGTTCGACAACATCTCGCTCATCGAGGGATCGGAGTGGGACTGGATGTGGTGCGAGGAGATTCAGGATTGCTTGGAGCGAGACGTGAACGTGGCGGCCTCGCGCGTGCGGCGCGGCGTTGGAGACCACTCGATGTATTTCGCAGGCATGCCGGACGACGGGCAGCACTGGATGTACCGCTGGCTCGAAGAGCAGACCATACTGGCCGGGCCGGGCCGGGGCGAGCCCGTGCCGCTCTACGAGCCACCGCTCACCGAAAACCTCAGCAACAACCCCGAGGGGTACATGGAGGGGCTTCGTCTGCGCAACCGGAGCGTAGACATTGAACGCTACGTCTCGGGCGCTCGCATCTCGCTCGGCACAGCCCGCTGCCTGCCGTCGTTCTCGATTGACCTGCACCAGCGAAGCGAAACCGCCCTACGGCTTTCCGCCTACGACCCGTCGCTGCCCATCGGCATCTCCCTCGACTTCAACGTCAACCCGATGTGCGCGACCGTCCGTCAGGTCAAGCCGCTCGACCTCTTTGACCCCGATGGTCGCTACCGGACGACCAAGATGGTAGCCGCGCAGGTTGCCGAGTACGAGATTTTTGGGGCCACCACCGACGCCATGTGCGACGCGCTACTGGAAGACTTTGGGCGGATGGGGCGCATTGCCGGGCCATCGGGGCACGTCGCAGGGGGGTTTGTCGTGGGCGACGCCACCGGCAGTCGCCGGGACACCCGATCCCCCGGCCTGACCGACTGGACGATCATTCGCGACCGCCTTTCTGCCCTGTCGGGGCTGCTCATTCGGCCCGGATGCGTGCTCTCGCGCCGCCCCTCGTCCGAATCGCGCGGGCGCAAGCTCGACACAGACCGCTACTCCAACCCCCCCGTGCGCGACCGCGTGATCGCGCTGGAGCAGGCGCTCGTAGACAAAGACGGAGACATCCGGGTCACGTGGCTTCCGCACTCGGCCTTCGCCTCCGGCGGCTCGGCCCGGTCGTGCTCGTCTGCACTTTGGACAGCGGACGGCCGCATTGACGACCGGGCCGACAAAAGCTCGGATAAGGCAGCAGCACGCACGCACTTCTTCGACGAAGAAGGCTACTACTTCTACTTCGCCCGCCACGACGGCCGCAGGATCGTCGGGCTCTTTGACGCCGACGAGGCGGACGCCCCTGCCCCCCGCCGCGCGCGCCGGGCCGACGTTCGCACGTCCGAGGCCATGCTCCGCTCGTCCTACGATGCCCCGGGCGCGCCCACAGACGCTGGCGCGCCCGGACGGGCCGCCGTCTCGGTCATGGGCGTAGCTGCGTCGCGGCCGGGCGCTGGAGCGCCGTTTGAAGCACCGCCTCTGCGCGGCGCTGCCCCAAAAGCTGCCCCGCCAAACATCGGGTTCTGACGCAAGGCGCGCAAGTCGCCTCGCCTGAGTCGCCTCGCCTGAAGCGCGTCAGAAGTTGCGGTGCCCCTTGAAGAAGTAGTAGCGGCCCGTGTCGGAGAGGCGAGTGCTCACGCCCGCGCCTGCGTACGAGCGCGTGCCCGAGTCGGCGCTGCGCATGAGTTCGCGTACGCGGTCTTGCAGCGCCTCTTCGTCCTGTCGGTCAAAGAACACGAACGGCCGTGGCGGTAGGCCGCCGTTAGAGAGGCGGCGAATCCTGCCACTGCTCGACCTGCGCCGCACGTTCTGGAGCCCGTAGTGCTGGACGATGGCGATGCGGAGGCTTCGCTGCGTAGCAAAGCCGATGCGAAACTCGAACGTGCCGATGTCAAACATCACCCGCCCCTCGCGCGGCGTGCTGCGAAGGCCAAGGCGCACGCGCATCTCCGGCGCGCTTGCCTCTGCCCGGCCCGGCACGAAGGTCGCCTTCACGCGAAGATCGCGCATCATTTGGCCGGAGAAGGAGAGGTCTACCCGCCCACTCTTCATCTGGCGGTAGCCGCCCTCAAAGCTGGCCCACCTGCGCTTTCGGCCCTTCGTGAAGACGTAGTCCCCTTGTCCGCGCCGCTCGTACCACCACTGGCCGCCGCGCTTTCCTGTGGACAGCGTTGAGCCTCGGCGCTCGGACATGTCGAAGCCCTGAAGACGCTCCGCCCACACGCGCCGCGCGAGGGGCGAGGGCTCCTCTTTGGCCGTTTTGGTAACAGGTACCCACAGCGGGTTGGACGAGTAGGGCTTGAACGACTGCCGCGCACCGCCCGCCGCGTAGCGGCCGGTGCCATAGCCTGCCGCGCCGCGCCCGCCAGCGGTTCGTGCCCGGATAAGATCGGCCCCAAGCGCGCCAAGGCTCGACGCAATCGCCCTCTGAGAGAATGCCCCCTGCCCCATCGAGCGGTTGATGCCGACCATGAGGGCCGGATTTTTGTGTACCCGCCCGGCGACCTCGCCAAAGGCCACGTCCGCAAGAACGCCTGCAAGGCCGCGTCGGAAGACAATCTGGCCTTCGACCCCTTTGATGCCCGTTTGAACGGCGGGGCCCGTCACTTCGACTGCGAGCGGCATGGGTTTGGGTATGATGTCACGGGGCTTACTCCCCGACGCCGCTTACTCCCCGGCGGGGGGCCTGCCCGGCTGCGGGCGCTCAGGGAGAGAGTCGCCGCCTCCGGCCTCTACGGGCACGAGCGCCCTGCCCCGCAAGTGTTCGTGCGGCGTAATGCCAAGCTCGTCGCACACAAAACTGTCGTCAAGCACACCGCCGAGCCTCTGGTAGATTTGGAATACGCGCGCCTTCTTCTCGTTGTCCTCCGGGTTGGGAATCGTCAGGCGAATCGAGGGGAGTTCGTAGGGGTCGAAGTCAGGCGAAATGTTGTGCCAAGCAGCAAAAGTCAGGAGGGCTTGGTAGCCCTCCTCCACAATGGCCCCGATGCTCTTCATCACCTCGTAGCGGATGCGGTTGTGCACGTTTGCCTTGGCGTACGAACCCTGATCACCCCCGTCGCTCGTCTGCGTCTGACCGGCAAGGCAGATCGTGATCTCGGTGTTGCACAGGTCGATGATGTCGCTGAAGATGGCAACTTGGCCCGTTCGAGAAACGTCCTTGAACTCGATCTCCATGTCCTTGGGAAAGAGCGCGAAGGCGTTGCGCTGGAGGTAGCGCATGTAGGCGATCATGTCAACCTTCTCCTCCTCGCTGGCCCCGATGTCGTAGTAGCCGAGCAGGTGGGGGTGGCCGTAGTGCGCGTTGAACTCGCCCCAGTAGAGCGCGTTGCTGTTCTTCAGGTACCACCACGGCAGGCAGGCCCGGAGCGCCCCAGCCATCTCGTACTGCCCTTCGCTCGTTCCATCGGCGAGCATTAGAAGGCTACCCGGCTCAAAGGCAGAGAGCACTTCGCCCTTGGGCTCTTTTTCGGTCGAGATTGCAAGCTGCCCGTAGGTCTTCGAGTCCTTCTTTCGGTCAACACGCAGCAGAGCCGGAGACACCTCGCGGATTTCGTTGGGAAGCTGGAAAAGCTTGCCGGTTTCGCTCTTGACATCGTTGTAGCGAGGCGCAAACACCGACACGCCAGACAGGTATGGCTGCACCATCATCCCGGTCGTGCGGTGGCGACTGGTCGTTCGCACAAGGTCACGGGCCATAGCCCCCGCCTGCCGTGCGGCGCGGCTCTTGGCCGGGCTCTCAAACACCCTGAGCGGGCTTGCCATCAGCGCGGCGCGGAAGGCCTCGCGCAGGCCCCGGATGCGCGGATCGGTCGTCTGCGAGCGCCGGTAGAGCCCTTGCAGCGGGCCAAGATTACCAGACGAAGCCTCGATAAAAGCCGAGTTGATGTCGTCGGGCGTCACAGACGACTTCTCCATCTCGCGGATGGCGTCCCTTTGCGATGGCAGCACGCGCGTGGCTACCGGCACACTGCTCCCGCCCGACGAGGAGCGTCCGATGGTGCGATTCTGCATAGCGTCTTCTCGTTTCTCGAACCGCCGGGTCAGGCGGGTACAGGCCCAAGATACGCCGAGACCCCGCGCAGCGCACCAAACCTCGCCCGCGCACGCGCACGCGCACGCTCGCGCACACGATCTAACGAGTGAATGATTTATGTCTCAAAAGTAGCACTTGTAAGGGGCGCGCCAGCGCCCCGCATCCCCTACAAGTGCTACTCCAAGAGAAAGGATGCAAGCGGTTTCCCAAGAGAGTAGTATAGATTCACTATTAGCGCGTGCGCGCGCGGGAAAGGCTATGACATGCTCGCAGGGGATGGCGTCTTTGGCGATGGGCGGGGACTTTGTGGCGCTCTTTTGACCTGCGGTGTATCTTGCACCGAGCGTCCCGCTTCAAGCCCCGCGCCTTGCCTCTTGCCGGAGGCCAGCACATCAGAAGACCATCATGCCCTACGCAACCGCCCAAGACTTGTGGCGCTGGCTCTCGCCAAGAGACGTTGGGCAGCTTGTGTTCGACAGCGACGAAGAGTATGCGAGCGCGGACGTGGACGAGGCGCTGCTCATCGCAGACGGAGTCACAGCGTCGTTCTCGCCTGAAAGTCCCGGAGACTGGGCCACGCTCAAGCTCGCCACGGCTCTACGCGAGTCGCTGGAGTGGTCGCACAGCATCGCAGACAGCTTCCTCTCCGCCCGCCACGAACTCCCGCTCACCTTCCCCTCGGCAATCCCCTCTGCCCTCAGCGAGGCCGTTATCACGCTTGCCAAAGAGCGTCTATATGCCCGGCGCAACGCCCGGCTCCCCGAGGGTCTTGAGCGTTCAGCCGCCGAAGCCCGCGAATGGCTCAACCGCGTGTCGCTCGGACGCGCCAAGGTCGTAATCGAGCCCGCCGCCGGGCAGAGCCCCGCAAGCGCCCGTCAAATCTACGTCGGCTCACGCACGCCTCCTCCGGGCACCGTTGGCGTGGGCGGGCTCATGCTCTAACGCGATCCACCCGCAGGCTAATCCATGCCCGTAGACCAAGTCTTTACCCCTTCCGCCTACCTACTTGGAGCCGAACAGGCGGTGCTCGCCCGCCTTGTGGCCGCGTGCTCCATGCTTGGGCTCGCGGACGTGCAGGTGCGCGCCTACGCGGGCGAGCTTGCCGTAGACGAAAACGGTTACGTGGACGTGGAGAACGCCTTGGCTCGCGGCCCTGTGATTTTCGTGGCCTTCAACGGAAGGCAGCACGCTCAGGCCTCGTCCTCGTATGGCACGCGCGCCGAGACGATCAGCTACACCTGCTACCTGTGCGCCCGCAGCCTGCGCTCGGAGACTGAGCAGGTGCGCTCCACCTACAACCTCTCCGAGGCTTTTGATCTGGCCTTCGCCGGTTCGTCGGCAAGCACGGACATTGCCATCGACCACGACATGAAGCCGGAGGCGCTGGAGGCCAAGAAGTACGTCCAGCAGGGCCTTCAGGTGATGCTGGTAACGCCAGACGCTGCCATCCTCGCTGGGGCAGTTGACCTTCATATCCTTCGCTCCATTGACGGGCTTCAGACCCTCTAAGTCCAAGCGCACGGCACATCCATGAAATACACCAACATCCTGCTCTTTGCAGCCGCGCATACGTGGGCGGTGCGCCCCTCGGTGGCGGAGCCCATTCTTGCCATCCTCGCCAGCCGGGCCTCAGATGCCAGTCATTCCACTCAGGCGCAGGAGCAGGCCACGCTGCCCCCCGCTGCCCCTTCGGTGACTGGAATGCCACAGGCGCTTCCCGGGGGCGTGGCGCTCGTTCCGCTGGTTGGCATCATTATGTCACGCGCAAGCTGGCTTGATGCCGAGTGCGGAATGACCAGCCCGCAGGTGTTTGCCCGGCAAGTGCGCGACGCGGCGGCCAGAAGCGACGTGCAAACCATCGTGCTCTACGTGGACACCCCCGGCGGAACCGTAGGCGGCGTTCACGAGGCGGCGCTTGCTATTCGCGCGGCCAAGAGCGCGGGCAAGCGCGTCATCGCCTGCGTCTCTGGCGAAGCGTGTTCGGGCGGCTACTGGATCGCCTCGCAGGCGGACGAGATCGTGCTTGGTGAGTCCGACATCGTAGGCAGCATCGGCGCTTACATGAGCCGCCGCGACATCTCGCGCGCGCTCGCCGCCGCTGGCATTTCCTACACCACCTACAAGACCGGAGAGGAGAAGGCCCTCGGCCTTGAGTACGAGCCTCCGACCGAAACCGAGCGCGACGCTATCACGGCCCTTCTTGAGTCGCAGGTGCGCGTCTTCTACGCAGCCGTCGCCGAAGGCCGAGGCATCAAAGGCGGCGCAGAGGCCGTCCGAGAAGCGCACGGTAGCGCCCACTTGTACGTCGGCGCAGAGGCCGTCTCTGCGGGCCTTGCGGACCGCATTGGCACGCTGGACGATGTCTTGTCCGAACTCCAAGCCGAAGCCCCGTCCGGAACGCCGGGCATTCCCTCTCAAACCGCACAACCACCCACCTTCATGCAGAACGAAGCCGCGCCCACGCCCGAAACCACGATCCAAGCGAGCGCCGTGCTCGCCTCAAGCTCCGATAGCGTTACGGCCGAAACCTCGGCGCAAGAGCAGGCCGCGTCGGAGCAGGCTGTTGCGACGCAAGAAGGCAAAGCGCCGGGACCGGGTGAAGCCCCGGCGCGCGATGCCAGTGACTCTGAGGCAGCGTCCGAATCTCGGACGACGAGCGCAGGCTCTTCCTCGGGGATGGACCCGCAGGCGGCCCGCTCGCTCGCCGAGCAGTATGTCCGCGCCCGCAGCATCACGCCTGCGCAGGCGACGGCGCTTGAGACGGCGCTTGTGGCCGACGAAGCCGCTGGCCGGGCTGTTCTGGCGGCGTTCTCCAAGCCCTCTGGCACCGCTGCGCCATCGGCGAACATCGCCGCTGCATCGGCGTCTGCCGAGAAGGACGAAGAAGGCCCCGTGACCAAGTTTCTTGCGCGACGGGGGCAGCGGGCGTAACTTTCCTCAACGCCTCCCAAAGGCCCGCCTGACCCGGCGGATCAAAACCAGAAGATACCATGCCCCGCACCGCGACCAAGGTGATTTCCGCTCCGTACTTCCTTGCGGACGAGTTCTCTGCCACGCCCTCGTTTGGCGGAAACATTGACTGGGACGCCGTTCCGGACATCGCGGACTACAAGGACGAGGATGGCAACAAGATTCTGCCCTCGGGCACGATCCTGAAGCGTTGCGCCGACGAGACGCTCGTTCCGCACGACTCCGTGAAGGTGGGCAACGTCGAGGGCCTGCTCCGCTACGCTACGGGCGAGAAGGCGCGCGCCCACGCCAAGACGGGGGTGGGCGTGGTCATTGGGGGCGTGGTCTACGAAGAGCTTGTCCCCGGCCTCACGCCCACGCTCAAGGACGAACTCGTCGCAAACGGCGTCGGCTGGCACTTCCGGACTTACCAGAACAGCTTGACCGCCTAAGCCGCAGCTTTTAGGCGACACCAACAACACCTCCGCCTGACCCGGCGGCGACCATCAGAAGACTCATGGACCTCTCGCTTCAGCCCGTCCTCGACCTCATCAACCGCGATGGCGGGGCGATGCGCATTGCCAACTCGACCCGCACGCCGAGCTCGTACTTCCTTGAGACGCTGCTGCCCGAGCGCGGCGTGTCTTCGTACCGCGTGGACCGCTCCAAGATGATCGTGCGCTCCACGATGGCCGGTCTCGTCCCGATGGACACGTTCTACCCGAAGGGGGGCGTGGTCGAAGTTGGCGGCATGAACGAGGACACGGCCAAGATCGCCATCGAGCAGACCTTTGGTGAGTCGCAGCTTCGCACGCTTCAGGACACGCTCTTGCGCCTCGGAAACTCCAGCATGTCCACCGAGCGGATGCTTCAGGAGTTTCTGAACTGGTACGACAAGATCATCCTCCAAGGCATCTACGACTTCGAGGAGTACCTGCGCGGCCAAGCCCTCACTCGCGGGCAAATCAACATCCAACAAAACGGAACGTCGCTATCCGTGGACTACGGCATTCCTGCCGAGCGAATGCCCAGCACGTCCACGGTTGCCTCCGGCGCGGCGTGGCACCTGCCGGGCTCCGATCTCTGGACGAAGTTCCGCTCTGTGCGGCCACTGCTTCGTGGCGGGGTTACGAGCATCACGATGAACTCGGCGACGTACTACGCGGCCGAGGAGAACCCGGAGAACCGCCTCAAGGTGCTGTCCGAAGGCGACGGCTACGTCGAGGTTGTCCGCTACGATGCCCGCGACGCAGGCAACGTCAACTCGGACGATAAGCGCGAGCGCCTGCGCATTCGCCTCTACGACGACGAGGCCGAGAGCCTGCGCCCGGACGGTACGACGGTGCGCCACAAGTTCGTGGAGGACGGGGCGGTCATCATCACCGGACGCCCGCAGCGCCGGGGCTACTACGTCGGACAGGGCTCGACCGACGACCCGGACAACGAACTGGCCCTTGGCTACACCCATATCGCGCCGACCACGGAAGGCACGAACGAAGGCAACCCCGGCCCCGGCCGGTGGGGCGAGATCGGGACGGTTCCGGGCCGCGCCTACCAGCTTCGCGGCGCGGGCGTGAGCAACATGCTCCCGGTGATCGAGAACCCCGAAGCCCTTGTCGTGCTCCGCACCGAACTCCCGTCCTAAGCCTACGGCTGGCGGGCAGGGCGTTGGTGGCGCTCGTGCCCCGCGCACCGCTCTTCTCGCGGGGCCCCGCCCGCCAGCCCGAACTACAGTCCCATGCCACGCACCCGGAACAGCACTCAAATAAGCGCAACCGCCCCCGCCCCCGCCGAGGCCTTGTCGGCGGGGGCGGCCGACACGCAGCCCTCGGAGGAGCCGGGTCAAGAGGAGGTCGAAGTCGTGGTTCCGCACTTTCTCCGCCTTGGCGGGCAAAGCTTCTTTCCGGGCACCCGGAAGATGCCCCGTCCGCTCGCCATCGAGGCTGGCCTTCTCGCCAGCCGCGAACAAGCCTAACAACCAACGCCCCGAGCTACGATGCCCGCCTCCTTTTCCGGCCTCGGAACCAACCTTCAGAACATTATCCATCGCGGCTCGAACGTGTACGTGTTCGACACGGGCGGCCTCGGCACTCCGTTCATCGACTACGTGAGCGTAGGCGAGGTGCGAGACGTGGATGTGAAACACACCCCCATCGTCACGAGCAAGTCCACGCGCGGTCGCAAGAAGCAGACAGCCGTGACGGTGATGGGGACGTTCACGATGATGCAGACGACCGACAACGAGGTCTCGCAGGTGCCGAAGATTCTCCAAGAGAACCCCTTTGGCACGACCATCAAGTTCTCGACGCGAACCCGCGATGCAGCAGAGGCACCGGGGACGGTGTTCAAGGACGCGCTGCTTCAGTACGAGGGGGAAATCAAGGGTGACGGCAACGAGTCGTTCCTCAAGTTCTCGTTCGAGGCGGAGATCGACGTAGAGGCGCTCGAAACGTTCTTGGCTCCACTGGTCGCGGGCGACGCGCTCATCGGTGACGGGATCGTCGCTGGCGACAAGGTCTTCATCTTCTAAGCCCCATCACCCGCCATTGGCGGGCACAATCTTGGCCCCGTCATCCCATAGAGGGCGGCGGGGCCTCTTTCGTAAGACGCGATGCCCAACCGCTTCGGGACATCCGACGTAGATCACTACCCGTGGCTGACCCACGTGGTCATTAGCGTACAGCCGCAGGGAGGCGCAGTTCAGCACAACGTGCTAATGGCGTCGGGGCTTCAGGTTTGGCTGCGGCCTTTTTTCAAGGGATCGGAAAGCATCGTCACGCTCGTGAGCGGCGAGCGGGTGGAGCCGCCGCGTCACAGGCGGTTTCATGTGGACTCTATGCTACGGTGGGAGCACCAAGAGCAGTACGAATCGGCCTCGTTCAAGGCGTTGCTTGTGGCGCTCTTAGAGCGGGCCTCATCAACTTCGGTTTGGTTTTATCCGAGGGCCAACAATGCGCTGACCGGGCCTCACGCGGAGTACGACCCTATCGAAGTCGTCCCCGAACTCTCGAAAGAGCACGTGGCAATGGCGTACGAGGCCCGCGTGTTTCAGCGTCCGGCCGAACTGTCACTTCCCGGACGATTTCCGCTACTGGCCTCGGCCATACCCGCGTGGGTCAAGCGGTAGCACGCTGGGGCCGAGGCCTCGCCGCGCGGTAGTGGCGTCCCGCCGCGCCCGTGCTTACCTTCCTCTCACCGCCCTGCTAACCGGCAGCGCCTCTTTCCACCAGAAGATGCCCCTTCCCGCAAAGAACACCTACGAGATTCAGGGCCACACGTTTGTGCTGGCCCCGACCACGCCCAAGCGCCGCGACGCGCTTGATGCGCTCATCAAGGCCAAAGACGAAGAGCAGCGCGACTTTGTCGCCGCTGTTTCGGCCGCCGAGTCGGCGGGTGTGTCTTGGGTGAGTCGCCTTGATCTTTTGCCCGACCCACCGGACGAGTACCGCTTCTACTTCGACGTTTTTTGCGCCGTGACGGACGGGCCGCATGAAAAGCTGGTTTTCGAGGACTTTGACACCAAGGCCGGAGAGGTGGCCCTTCAGGATTTTTTGCCCACGCAGAAGCTGACCGAGCTAAGGCTGATCGGCTTTTTGCCCTTCCCAGTTCAGTAGTCAGAGAGGGCGGCGCAGACATCAAAGAGCCTGCGTGGGCCAGCTTCCTGCGCATCCTGACACTCGATGACCAGCCGCATCTCGCCCTTTGCCTGCGCGCCGCCGCCTACAACCCCCTGCTTGCTGCTCAAATCGCCGAACGCTGCACGCTCACGCAGATCGCCGAGGCGCTGATGTACCGCGCGGCCGACCCCAACCCGACACCTCACTTCTGACGCCTTAGTCTATCGTGGCCGATCCGACTCCCGATGTCGTCATCCGCGCCGCTCTCGAACTGAGGGCGCAGGCCGACCTTGGCTCGCTCAGTGCGGGCCTTGACGGCACCCTTGTGAAGATGCAGCAGTTGGAGAAGGAGACGGCCAAGCTGGACAAGCTGATTCGGTCAAGGCTCGACAAGGGGGGCAATACGGAAACCAAGTTCTTCCGTGGCCTCGTGGAAAGCGCCGAGGCAAAAGCGGCCGAGCTTGATGCCCTGCTCAAGACGTTCTCGGCGCAGCAGCGCACCGAGCAGGCAGCAATCAAGGGCGCGCTGCGAACAGGCAGCGTGAACATGGAGCAGGCGGCGGCGATGCTGGAGAGTCGCCTTGCGAAGCTTCAATCGCTCACCGGGCGGCTCTCGGTGTCGCCAAGGGTGCTCTCTGCCTCGGAGAACGTTTCGAGGCAGCTTGCCCCGATGCAGGTGACGGAAGCGGCTCCGGCGCAGTCTACCGAAACGGCCCAGACGCGGATTCGCCGCCTCGTGATGGAGACGAATCAGGCTCTTGCCGAGGGCAACATGAAGCGCCTCGATGCTCTTCGCGTTCTTGGGCAGGAGGTGCAGCAGATCAACGAATCGCTCCGAGCCAGAATCGCGGCCGGAGACCGGGCCGCCAAGCTCTCCGACGACGAGCTTGCGGCCAAAGAGCGTCTCCTCCAGATGATCCGCCGCATCCGGCGGGAAGAGGATACGGCCGCCAAGAAGGCTTCCCCGACGCCAACCAATACAGCAACACTATCGCCGAATCTTGCGGGCACAGCATCTTCGCTTACAGCCCTTCAAGGGCAGATACGGAGTCTCCAAGAGGCCGCGCGCCAGCAAAATCTTGCGCCTGAGCAGTCGGCGCAGCTTGTGCGCCTGCAAGCGGCCCAGCGTGCGCTGGCATCTGGCGGACTCCAGCAGGCCCGCGAGGAGCTTGCGCGCTACCGATCTGACCTTGCCCGCGCCCTCGATGAGATGGAGGGCAAGAGCAAAAACGTTCAGAACGATATTCGCATTGCGGCGGCGGCCAACTACGAGTCGCAGGTCGAAGGTTTGAGACTTATCATCCGACTACTGGAGGAGTCGGGCGCAAAGGCGGCGGGGCTGCACGCCGAGGCCGCGCGCAGCGGCCGCTCGGTGGTGGACGCCTATCAAGGCGACGGGCGATTTTCTCCTCGGCGGGGCGAGGGGGCGACATCTGCCAAGGAGCCGGGGCGGAGCTTCGCGCTCAACCTTGGCCGGGGCATCCAAGACGCGGGTATGTTTGGCTTTGGCGGGGAGTTTACCGCGCAGTCGATGTCGATGGGGTTCATGTCGATCATGAACAACATGGACATGGTCGCTATGGACTGGAGGGCTACGTGGAAGGCGTCCGAGGGAAGCGCAAATCGCATGGCAACCGTGCTCAAGGGCGTCTTCCTCGGCAGCGGCGGCCTGCTCATTGCAATCAACGCCATCTCGGCGGCCATTATGCTGTGGCCTGCTGTGTCCAATGCGATGAAGTCGGCATCAGAGCGCGCGGCTGAGGCGGCCAAGAAGGCGGCTGACGAGGCGGAGCGCGAACTCAAGGCTCGACTGGCCCAGCAGTCCGTTCAGGTAGCGATGGGTGGTCAGGATGGGGGGAGCCGTTACCTAAATGAACTCAGCCGAGCCTACAGGCAGGCGGATTCTTCGGCGGCTGGGCTGGTGAGACGGCAAGAAGAAATCGAGCGCCAACTCAAGGAGATGGCGAGGGTGGCGCGGCAATACAATGATGGAGGGCGAGGCAACACCCACAGCATGCCCCTTCTGTTCAACCAAGTAAACGAACAGTTCGGGGTGGGCCTCAAACCACAGGAGGTGCCTACCTTTGACAAGCTCGTTGGGGGCGCTGCCCCTGAGTTTCTTCAGGAGCAGCGCGAGGCGGCCATAGAACTCGTGCGCGAGTACGCGAACGTCGGCGCGGCTCAGGACGAGATACTGGGTGCGATGGACGAACAAAAGAATCGTTCAGGCGGCACCCGGGACGAACTCCTTCGGAACATCAGGGAGATCGAGATGGGGTACAGGCGTTTTGTGCGCGGCTACGCGATGAATGCGCGTGCCGCCGACGACGAGATGCGTCGCAGCGCCCTTGAAACAGCCGTGGAGGTGACGCGCATTCGCAGCGAAGCCAACAAGAAGGATGTAGGCCTCTACCGGCAGTACCTCTCGGCGCAGCGCGCCCTCCGCGCCCAAGACCGACTGGAGAAGCTTCAGGCGATGAAACAGGAGGTTGAAGAAGCTCGCAGAATCTACCGAGAGACGCTGGAGAAGATGCGCACAGCGTCTGGTGCAATGATGGAGCAGTATTTGCAGGATGTGCAGGGGCTTGGCATCCGCGCGCGGATGCTCATGCAAAGGCTCTCCCTGTTCCAGTTGACGTGGGAGGCGGAAGACGAGACAGACCCCCAAGCCATTGCCGACCGCGAGGAGGCGAACAGAAGGCGCGAGGAGGCGGAGCGCCGGAGGCAGGAGGCAGCGGAGCGCCGGAGGCAGCGGGAGGACGAGCGGATTCAGGACGTGAGAGACCGCACGGCTCAGCTTGACGCTCAAATCGAGGCGCTCACGCAGAGACTTCAGGGGTTTACCGATGACGCTACGGGCACGCAGCAGCAGATTGAGGCGGCCATCTCTCGGTTCCGGGAGCTTACGGGGGCGCAAAATGTGACTTTCGATACCGAGACAGGCACCATGCCATCCGTCTTCAGCGGCGTTCTTGGCGGCAAGTTGGCCGTTGAGTATCAGAACATGGTGGCGCGGTTCAACGACCTCCCCGGCGCGGCGGCCAAGCTTTCTGAGGCCCAGTCCGCGTTCCAGCAGATTATGGAGCGCGCTTACACAAAGCTGCGGGCCGACATTCTCAACCTTGTGCGTCGGCAAACGGAGATGCGAGCGCAATCGGCGCAGGCGGCGGCGCAGGCGGTGTTTGAAAACGAAGACATTCGTTTGCGGGGCATTGAGTCTGAGCTTGCCGCCGAGCTTCGGCTTCGCAACAATCACGCAGCGCAGATTTCGACGCTGAACGCGCAGATAGCTGCCGAGGAGAGGAAGGTAGACGGCGAACGCAGCGATGACCTGATACGTACGCTCCGCGAACGGGGCCGTCTACTCAGGGATGCGCAAGACCGGGAGATTACCCTTCTCCGCCGGGGTTTTGTGCAGCAGCGCGAGGACTTTCAAAAGGGCATCCGCGCCATGCTCCGCGAGTCTACGCGCATCCTCGAAGATGCCGAGGCCGAGTCAGAAAACACCGATGCATCTTCTCGTGGCCTCACGCGCCGCCGGGGCCTGCGCTCTTTTTTGGGCTCGTTTGGGGCTGACCGCGAGGAGCTCTCGCGTCAGATCAGGGCTATCCGCGCCGAGCGCCTTAGGGCCGCCGAAGACTTGAACCGGGACGAGCGCGAGCAGCAGCAGCAGCGCGCACGCGACGCGCGCGAAGGGCGTCTTAGCGAGGCGCAAAGCATGGCGCGAGAACTTGCCATCATTCAGACGTTTAGGGAGCGCCGCCTCGCACTGGTCAAGAGGTATGACGACAAAGAGCGCGCGGCGCAGATCGCCTTTGAACGAGAGCGACAGCAGATCATGCGCTCGTTCCTGCCTGAGACGGCGAAAGTTCTTAGCGAGGCGTGGGAGTCCTACGATCAAATGGTCACGAACTCCCGCGTGGAAACCCTTCGCAGGCAGGGGCGCAGCGAGCAGGACGCCACGAAAATCGCCGAGCGCGAGGGTCGCAAGCGGTTTCTGACGGGCAAGGCCATTGCCATCGCCGAAACCCTCGTCAGCACGTACTACGCGGCTCAGGAGGCGTTCGCATCGCGCTCCAAGTACGGCACGCTTGCGGCCACGGCAAGTGCGGCGCTTGCCGTGGCGTCTGGTCTTTCGCGCGTTGCCGCCATTGCCGCCACCACCATCGGTGGGCGTGGCGCTCGTTATCCGGGCGACTCCGGATCATCTGGTGGTGGCGGCATGGGCATACAAACACAAGGGACTTCGCGCTCGGTTTACGCCTCCGCCCCGCCCACGCCGCTTGCGGGCGCTCAGGCGTCTCAGCAGGCTGCGGCTAAAAACATGGCCGACGCCGCGTCGCAGGCCGTCAAAGACGTTCTTGCTTCGCACGAAACCGCGCTGAATCGGATCGCAGACCGCCCTGCCACGGCCGTCGTTTCGCTTGAACAACAAGGCGGACTGGTGGCCTCTGGCGTATCTTACGAACGAGGCATGACCCGGTAGTAGCCGCGCCGCCTCGCCACCAGAAGATGATCCTGCTTGCCAAGACATACCGTCTTGACCCCGACGCCGCAACCGGCATCTTCGGGTCGCTGACCATCGAGCAAGTCCCCCTGCTCGATGTGGTGTCGGTGAGTCCTGTCAAGCGGGCCATCGAGACGGGCGCTGGCGTGTACCGATACGACAGCGTGACGCTCTCGTGCGTGGGCTTGCCGGACGGCTTCTTTGCACTGCACCAGTACGACGACGCCGCCGAAGTCGTGGACGAGCGTTATCCGTTCGTGGCCGAGGTTCAGTACGGGGACTACTGGGACGACCCCGGCGGCAAGTGCGTCTTCTACGGGGCACTTCGCGCCGACAGCGTGCGCGAGGACAAGGGCGTGACGACCTTCACGGTCGCCTCATTCGACGCCCTGCTGGCCGATCTTCCGCCAGTCAAAAGCAGGCCGAGCTACACGTCCTTTGCCAACTACTCGGCGGCCTTTGTAGATACGTTTTCGCTCCGCCCTGATAACCTGCCTACGGGATTCAGCGCCGTGGTGGGGCGATTCTATGCGAGGATCGCCAACATTGAAGGGCTGCCAGTAGATCACGAGAGGAGCATATGGGCCGTTCTTCGGGAGGGGTCGGTTCTTTCATGGCAGGCGACCTATCCCTCCGGCGGCACCTCCGACCATCGCCTTGTTGTGTCTCGTGCGGTGCCCGAAGGAACGTTCAACAATGCGCTTGTTGAGTGCTTCATGTCTGATTCGGGCCTTTATCTCTCAAAAGGGCCTGTAAATACAAATCAGATTTCGCAGTGGGACGTAATCCGCCCGCTCTCCCCGAGCCAGCACGACAACACCTACGGCAACTTAGTTATCAAGGTTGCCGCACTTGAGCAGCCCATTCAGAAATATGTCGGGGGAATCTGCCGCTTTCGACCGCCGGGGTCAGACGTGCACCGTGGGGCCGTTAGGATAGAGAAGGCCGAATATTACAAATACAAGAAGGACGGGAAGGACTTTGTGGACTACGAGTGGGTGAAAATGTCGGTTATACCGGCAGTTGGCACGCTGCTCCCTGAGTTTGCAATCACGCACGGCGTGAAGGGGGCGCTGGAGTTCATTGACCCTATACAGATGCCAACGGGCACTGAGGTCACGGTTCTCTCGCCCTCTATGTATGGGACGGGCGACCCCTACGACGCTTCCAGCCCAAACTACTCGGCCCGAGATGTTGTCAGGGGCATTATCGCTTCGCATCCGGCCCTGTCCACCTTGATTCCCGACGATGCTGCCACGGCCGTGTCTGTGCGCGGCATGCTTCGCTATATTTCGCGCCTAATCTCGCTTTCGAGCAAGCCCGCCGAGGCCCTGTCGCAAGTGCAGACCGCATCGGATGCCCTTCTTTGGATCACAGGTGCTACAGAGGCCACGGGGGCGGCCTCGCGTCTTGCCGGAGGTGCCCGCCGGATTCACACACACCTGCTCTCCCGCGATGAGGCGGCCTCGATGCCAGCCATCACTCTGCCGACACCTGTCGAGGCTGGAGGGGAGGCCGTGGGCGTGCGCCCTCGTTATGTTGTGATCAAAAGCCCAACGCGCTATAACGAGGTTTCGCTCAATATCCCCGGCACGACCAAGATTGTGCGCCGCAAAAAGCGGTTTCTGTTCTGGGAATACGGAGAGACTGGCCCCGGCTTGGGCGTGAAGCAAACACCCGGTGTGGTGTATGACACCTACATTGGCTGGTACCCGACCGTAGATGGACTCGGCAACGACATCATACCGCCAGAGCTCGACCAGAACGAAAAGGGCGCTCTGGAGGGAGCCATCGAGGTGTCGGCGATAGCCGCGCTCCCCGATGGAAGTGGCGATGTCTACACGAGCGGCGACCGCGTGGTACCCAATGACGCGACGTTGCAAACATTGGCGGAGCGGTATTGGAACCTGTATGGGCGATATTGGAGGCGCTTTACCGTAAAAGTCCTCGGCATTTACGATAGCGTCGAGGATGGTGTGGACGTGCCGTTGCATTACGTTGGCGCGAAGGTGCGGTGCGTGACTGGACTGGGCGATCTTGGCAATCAGGTATGGGTCGAGGGTGTTATTCTTTCGTCCGAGGTGGATTATGCTGGCGGCACGACGACGTTCGTGCTGGCGGCCGAAGGCGCAGAAGACCAGCCTTTGGGGCCGGGCCTCAACCTCCCTCCAATCGCCCGCCTGCTCGCTCCCACTGTGATTGCCTCTAATCTACCGGCAGGGGCCAGTGGCGATCTTCGAGCCCTCGTTGTGCTGGATGCGAGTGGTAGCATTGATCCAAACGGCGATGCACTCTCCTTTGAGTGGCGCGTCAACGGTGTTATCGCAGAGGGAGAGGTTACGCCTGTTGTGGAAGTTGTCATCGAGGACGAGGCGGAGGTCAGCGTCAAGGTCGTAGATGGTGGAGGTCTATTTGCGTCGAAGTCGGCTATTGTCAAGGTCGTGGAGCCTGCCGAGGATGGCCCTCTTGACGTTTCTCATGCGCCCGTGCTTGACGTTTCGCTTTCGGGCGAGTCTAATACCCTGACAGCATTTGTGCGCTTAGAGGGGTACAAGATCGCCTCTGACGTGCGGGTGGAGTATTACGAGGTGAGGTCGGGGTCGGCCACGAGTGTGACGACCTTGACGCATGACACCTTGGTAGATGAGGTGATCGAGGTAGATCGCCCTGAACCCGGACGCATCGTCAACTTCTTTGCCCGCGCTGTCGATGCGACGCGGGGTATCGTGGGTGAGTGGCGCACGCTCGCGGTCGGCCGCAATCCCGCAGCCGAAATCACTCAGGCTTCAGCCATTGTGGACGGCCCTTCGTCGGTGCGCGTGACGTGGCGTGGTGACACCGACACGGCGTCTGTGCGCCTTGAACTGTACCGCCACGCTGCCGGAACGTCCCTGCCCGGATTGCCTACGGCCACGCAGATGGGCGCGGCAACAGGTACGGCGACGATTCCGCTTGGCGGCTCTACGCTCTCAGCCTCCGAGGTCGTAGATGTTCGCGTGGTGCCGGTTCGCGGCGACGGCGCAGAGGGCGACGCCTACCTGCTCTCGGCTCAGGCGCTCTCGTCTGCCTCCACGGGTGTCCACCACTACACCAAGGCCGAGGCGGATGCAAGGTTTGTGAACGTGGATGGTGACGCGATGACGGGGCCGCTATCCACGCCTGCTCTGCACCTTGGTTCGTCCACCAGCGGCACGGTGAACCTCGTACCCTACGGCGCGGACGGCATCCGCGTGCTCGCCCCGGACGGCACGACCGGGGGCGTACTGCGCATCCAAGACCTTGTGGTGGACGGGTCGGTGAACACGGTCAACTCCACCGAGACAACGATTGAGGATCGCTACGTCCGCGTGAACGCCGGGGGCGAGGGGGGCTTTACTGTCGCATCGGGTCTGCGCGTGGAGCGAGGGCCGGGCGAGAACGACCGCTTCATCGAGTACGACCCAGCAGACGGCTGGCGAGTGCGCGAAGAGAGCGGCGTGTCGTCGCCTCTGGCGCTGCGCAGCGGCGTGCTTCAGGCAAATCTCGACAGCGAGATGTGGGGTGGCTACAAACGCGCAGACTACCTGAACCAGCCGATCAGAACAGGCGACACGCCGACATTCGCCGGACTTCTCGTGTCCGGCAACGCGAGCATCGGTGGCTTCGGATCGTTCGGCGAGGGTGCTGGCAGCACGTCGTTCGTGAGCGGCTTCGCGGGCAATGGATGGCGGATGGGTCACGGCGCGTCTGGCGCAGACGGCGAGGTGCAGAACCTGACGGTGCGCGGCGCGATGTCGGTGTACGAACTTCTGGCCCGCCGCGTGGATGCCGTGGGCGGCAACCTGCTCGTGGCTCCTCGGATGCGTGTGACAGAGATCGTAGGCGTCGGCCCGTCCTACACGCTCACCGACGAGTACGCGAGCGCGATTGGCGGCGCGGCTGTGAGCGACGTGGAGGTGGGGTCTTACCTGATCGCGCAGCAGGCGGCGGGCACGGGCGTACAGCAGTCCATCGTCAGGGTCACGGCCAAGAGCGGCGCTGACGTGTCGGTCGCTCTGGTGAGCGGCGCAGCCCCGTGGCTCGGCGCGGTGTACGTCGCGTTCGATCACGAGAGCGATCCTGCGAGGCGCGGGCGCGTGTACCTGAGCAGCCGGGATTCAGGTGCTCCGTTCCTGTCTGTGTCGGCCGGGAACGGCTCTGGCGTTTGGGGAACGGGCACGGAATACGTTCGCATCGGCAACCTGCAAGGCGTTACGGTTCTCGGACAGCCGTTATCGGGCGAAGGATTCTACGGCGGCCGGATGTATCTCGCGGCTGGGCAGCAGGCGATCTCGGTCGTTCCGGGGCAGGGCATCTCGTTTTCCGGCCTTGGCGGGCAGGCGGTGGCGAACATCAACGCGGACGCAGGCGGCCTAACCATCTCGGCGCAGCGGCTTCGCATCGGCAGCGGTACGACATTCGAGGGCGGCTACGACCCCTACCGCATCGCCGAGGCGTTCGACCAGTACCGGAGAGCCAATGCGGCTGTGATGCGCGAGGTGTTTGCCCGCATCGGCGAGGGCTTTGATCGTCTCGATATCGTGGAGTCGTGGAAAGACCTTCCGACCGGCGCATTTGCGGGCCTCGACGTACGCACTTCAGCGACGGAGGCAAGCCTGACGGCCTTTGCGGGCTTCACAACCGAGGCCACGGCGGCGCTCGCGGCGCTCGACCTTCGGGCGGACGGCTTGGAGGCAAGTGCCGAGGTCACGGCCGCGTTCCGCGACGACACGACGGCATCCCTCGCAGGGCTTTCGGCTCGCGTAGACGACAATGAGGCGGCGGTCGGCGTCTTCGCTGGGCTAACGTGGACAGACCCGCAGGGCGTCACGCACTCCGGCTCGGCGGCGCTCGCGGCACTGGTAGACCAGTTCGGCAGCCACGTTGTGCTCAAGGCTCTTGCGGACGGACGGGCAGCAGGTATCACGATTAGTGTGCCCACCGATCCGGACGAGGACGCCACGATCCAGTTGGACGCCGATGCTGTCATCATCCCCGGCACGCTCACGGCGGGCGGATGGAAGGCCGCGCCGGAGGAGCTACGCTATCCCGCAACGGGAGCCGACTACACGCGCCTCGAAGCCTCTTCAGCGTTTCGGGGCATGGCCGTTCGGCGGGACGGTGCGGACATCTTCAAGGTGGGCGACTTCCTCACGGGCGGCGTTTCGGTGGGCCTGCCCCAGACGGTTCAGTCGCCCGATATCATGTCCTCGACCGGCTGGACGGAGGGTTCTGGCGCTGGCTCAGAGGGCGGCTGGACGTACGGCGGCACGGGCGCGATCCACGCGGCCACCGGCAGCCCGCCCTACGTCAACGCTTGGCTCCAGCAGCAGGTGAACGTTGGTGTGTCGCGGGCCGGGCAGACGGTGCGTCTTCGCGTGGACGTGGGCGGCTCGTACCCCGTGTACGATAGCGTGCGCATTGATCTGCTCGACGAGCCGGATGGCACGGCGCTTGGCACGCAAACACTTCTGAGCGGCGCGTACCCGGACGAGATGGAGGTGTATGCCCGCGTGCCCTCGACCGGGCTGGTCACGATCCGCTTGATGGTCTACAACGCGGCCACGAGTGGCTCCGTGCAAGCGCGGTTCACGAACGTCTGCCTCGACGTGCTCCCGCCGGTCGTAGAGCTTGGCCGCGACGGCCTGCGGCTGTGGTACGGCCCAGACGACTACCTGCTGCTCAACCAGTTGACCCGCGAACTCTCGATGCCGGTTGTTCGGGCCTCGTCGGCGGTTGCAATCGGGAGAACGTGGAGCGTGGAGGAGGGCGTTGGCGGCGAACTTCGCTTCATCAAGAGCGGCGTAGCCAAGGCGCAGATCACGAACGGCGGCACCTTCCAAACTCTGTAAGCAAATGACCAACCCCCCGCTCGGCATCGTTTACCTGATTCCACTTGCCATTCTTGCGCTTGCTGCGGTTCTTGGCATTGGTCTTCTCTTTATTCACACTGAGCGTCCACGCTGATGCCCTACAACGACCTTACCGCCGCGCTGGGGCTCATCCTCTCGGATGGCGCTCCGCCCGAAACCCCGATTCACTTCCCGGCTACCGCTGCGGTGGACGCCAACCGGGGCCTGTCCATTTTGGACGGCGCTCCGTGCGGCTTCAAAGCGTCGCTGCGGGACGAGAACGGTAGCGAAGTGCTTCCCGAGGCAGGCGAGCGTGTGGGGCTTCTCGTGGCTCGCCAGTACCCTGCCGAGGAGCCTTTCGAGGTCACAGGCACGGTTGAGGACGAAGGCTATCTCTATATCTCATTCGTCGTCCCGGCAGGCGCAATGAGCCGCGACGAGCGTGCAACGGGACGCACCTACTACCACGTTCGGGCGTTCATCGAGACAGTCGGCACGCCCGGCAGTCGCGTCTACTACCCCGCACTTCAGACGCCGCTTGTAGTCGAGGTCGTTGGCCCGTCCACGAACCGAGAATCCGATCAGGCAGCAGGCTTTGCCACGCAGGCATCGGCGGCCCGTGATGCGGCCGTGCTGGCGAAGGACGCGGTGCAGACGCTCGTGGAGAGCGTAGCGGGCCTGCGCGTGCCAGATCGGCTGCTGCTCGTAGACGCCGCGTTTGCGGACTCGGCGGACGGCTTCACGTTTACCGACGTGGCGGTGGCAATCACAGAGGCTGAGGCGATTGTCGCGGCGGACGGGGGGCGAGTTCTCATTAGACTCTACCACGACGCAGACGGCCAGCCGCTCGCCATTCCTGCCCCGCACACGGTGGACAGTCTCCGGGCGGCAGGCATCGACGTGGAGACTGCGGACGGCTCTGGTGATGGCAAGGCGGCGCGGTTCGCGGCCCACCTGCTCGGCTGGTGGCTCGGCCAGCACTCGCTGGATGAATCGGTGCTGAGGGAGACGGGTTACGTCGTCAATCTCGACGACTTGCCGTTCCCGGTGAGCGAATCCGGCGAGCCGCTGTTTCCGCCCTCAGCGCACCGGCACGACTGGGACGATCTGGACAACGTGCCGCCGCTGGTGCCGTTCGACGCTGCCTACGCCGACACGGTGCCCCCCGACCCGGCTGGCTACTCGGCAGGCGCGATCATCCACAACAGCGACGGCGACGGCGCGATCTATGCCATCGTGGATGCTCAGGGTGGTAAACGAGTCTTGCGCCTCGGTGCGCCTGCGTGGACGGACGTACAGGACAGGCCCTCGGCGTTCCCGCCGCAGGCGCACACGCATTGGCAACGTGTGTTCTATTCGGACTTCCTCGCCACAAACCGAAGCGGCAAGACGGTCACGACGAGCGGTTACGAGTGTACGTCCACGGGCGCGACAGCGAGCGGCGGCACGTCTGGGCATCTCGTCTGCATTGGCTCGCTTGTCCAGCGTTTTGTGGCGCGGGTGTCTGTTGGCAACACCACCTCGATGTTCGCGGGCTTCTACGCCTGTTCAACATCTGCCTCCCAAACAAATGGCGCACGGTTTCACATCATCCGTCAGGCGGGTGGATGGGTGTTCACCGGGGTGCAATATGTGGGTGGCACAGGCGGAAGCCCATCCCCGCTCAACACCACGCTAACAGGCACGCCCTCGGACGGCTCGACGTGGGATATCGTGCTCGAAACCGATGGCACAGGCACCGTCGCCGTGACCGTCACTCCGCTGGGAGGCTCCCCGCAGTCGTTCACCGTCACCGTACCGGCGGGTACGGTCGGAAGCTTTGGCGGACAACTCAACGCAGGCGGCGGCGGCTATGTGCTGTCGCTCGCAGGTTACATCAAGACATCCTAAACCGCTACTCCAATGCCCTTCTCTCTGAGGCGCGACCTTCAACCCGAATCGCAAATCGCCGAACCCCTTGCCGCCGGTTTCGAGCGGTTCATCCAAAAGGCGGGCGGCTCCGTCGTCCACCAGATCGGCAACGCATCGGGCGATCCGGTGAGCGTGTCGGGCGTGAGTGGCGACACCATCCCGCCGCGCCTCCGCCTACTCAACATCATTAGGGTCGAGGAGAACTTCGGCAGTTTTCAGGTGACGAGAGTGCACGATGATGGGCGAACGTGGGCGGTCACGCGCAGTAGCAACATATACCAAGTCTCCTATACCGCCATCTCTGGCGAGACCGATGTGCCAACCGATCCAGTCGTACCCGTGCGTGCGACGGCCCAGCTAATATCGGCATCGTCAAGCCAATCCTGTCGTGTGAACAAAGGGGGGCCGCCACGCACGTTCTCTATCAACTTCGCCGCCGACCCCGGCTCGCAGGTGACGTTTGACCTCTACATCTACTAAGATGCCTGTCGCCGCCCTTCTGGACGATCCAGCCACCTACAACCCTGCTGCTTCGGGCACCTTGGCCGGGCACGCTTGGGATATGGAGCAGTGGTTTCTCGCCTCCGCCCCCGGCGAGGGGTGGACGGTGCAGATTTATGACCGATCTGGAGGCGACAGCCAAGCCCTGAGTGAGGCCCTCGCAGACGGGCGAAAGATCATCTTTGGCGGATTCAGTCCTCACAACCTCGTATCCCGCGCAGAAAACATCGCTGCGACGGGGGCCGTGCTGGTGGGGTGTATTGGAAATGGCTACGACGAGACGTTCGATATCACGCGCTTCGTCTGGCCCATTCTCGTGACAACCGTAGGCACAGCGTCAGCGGGAAACCGCTACACCAGTTACTCGACGGGTGTGTGGTGCTGCACCGAGACGTCCGACCTCTCTGTTCTGGCTCAGTCGTTTGGCGCAGCCGCCCGTGCGGCCATCCTCACGCGCTACCCAGAGAGCGCGGCCAACCCGCAAGCGGCGCTCATTCGGATGCTGGCTGGGGAAGTGCCGGTGGCGGGCGCGGCGCGGTGGACGAAGCAGGAGGGATTCGGCGTGACACGCACGTTCCTGCCGTCGTTCACCGCCGCCGCCGACCCCGCCGAGCACGCGCTGGTGCTCGGGTCGGCGGCCAACTACTCGACCGCGCCGGGCACGTCTACAGCCACGATCGCGGGTGGGCGTAGATTCGCGGGCACGGCACGATCCGGCCTGTGCGCCTACTCCACCTACACGCTGCCGCCCAATGCTCAGGGAGCGGGCATCTCGGCGGTGATCGAAGCGGACGCTGTGAACCACGGCGCGTACCCCGTGCTGATCTGCTCGAATCGTGGCGATGCTCAGCAGGTGCATCCCGGCCAGACGGTGCGGGTGTCGCTGGCCTACGAGAGCCGCGCCGAGGCAACGACAGTTTCGCTACGCATCGAGGACGTGGAAAACCGCACGTTCGATGTGAGCCTGTCGAACGCCACGATGCGCGACATTCGGCCATTCGTACTGGTCGTGCCCCCTCTGCCCTCTGTTGACGGTGCGCTCTCGCCCGTGCTCACTGTGACGCCGACGGCCACACCCGGCAAAATGGTAGCGTCGTGGGTGCGCCTTGGCGGGCAGGCGGTGAACGTGCGCCTAGCGGGTGTGGTGGCGGGGACCACGACGGCTACCTCGATGCCTCTGTATGTGGGAGGCGACGAGCAACAGGTTGACGTGGTAGCGGTGCTACCCGGTGGCAGGACGACTGCGCCGCACCCGCGCTCCGTTGTCGTATTGGACGAGAGCGTCGGCTACGTCCCGCCCCCGCCGACGTTGGAGGTTCAGCGCAGCGGCGGGACGCTTTTCGTCACCGCCGAGGCCGAGGGCGCTGTCGCGTACATCGTCACCGCCGAGGCCGGAGCCGAGCCTACAACGACGGTTGAAGGCGGGGAGGTCGCGTGGCCGCCGCATCGCCCTGCTCGCGTGGTCGCTCTGGCAAGCGGCGCAGGAGGCAACTCGGACGCCACAACCCTGCTTGTTCCTGCACAGAGGGCCTTGCCGGTTTCGGGTGTTCACCCGCGTGCGGTTTTGGGATAGTGACGTCGTTTGTGGCGCAAAGCGACTTGTGTGGGTATCTTGCCCCACCTGTCACCGCAGGCGAAGCAAACACGTCAGAAGATGCCAAAGCCTATTGCATGGGCCCCGACAGAGGCGCAGCTACTTGCCGCCTATGCCACCCAGAAGTACCCTCTGTTTGGAGGGAGCGCCGCGAGGCCGCGACCCTACGACATCAACCTGTTTGGTATTCGGAAAGAGACGAACGCCAAGCCCGGCACCTACGACGACGTGCTTGGCTACACGCTTCGTCTCGACAACGGGCGGCGTATCACGCGCTTCTTTCCGGGCACAACCGATCCCGGCCTCCCGGAACTGCTGAAGCCGACCAACAAGTCAGGCGTGGCGGTTGTCAAGCCGGGGCATTATCCGGGCCTGTGGGAGCTGGGTCTCCACAAGAGGAAGACTCCGGCGCTTGTGCAGGTAGCCCCCATCGTTGTCTACCGCGACAACAACAAGGACGGAAAGGCCGACACGAAGGGCATGAAGGAACAGCGGGGGCTGTTTGGTATCAACATGCACCCCGAGTCGGTCTACCGAGAGGAGAACGTGATCGGTCTTTGGAGTGCGGGATGTCAAGTGCCTTACCACAACGCCGACATGGACGAGCTTCTTCGCGTCTGCCGAGAGCAGGTTCGACGTGGCTGGGGTAGGCGTTTTTCGTACACCCTATTCACCGAAAGCGAGGTCATTCAATGAATCCCGATTCGCTTGCCTACGCCGACAGTGTGTTGCTGGCCGCTCACCGAGCGGCGGCGTCGCAGCGGCTCGCCCTCGCCCTCCTTGTGCTGACCGTGCTGGCCGCGCTCGCACTCGTTTACTACCGTCAGAGCAGGCAGATTGCAAGGGCGTCCATGACCGACGCCGAGCGCCTTGCCCTCGAAGCCATCGCCCGAAGCCCCGTGGTGCTTTGGACGGCAGACCGAGAGGGCAACACCGAGAGGATTCGCCTGAGCGTGGGAGGCGGCCTTGCGGCGCTTGGCATCAAGCCGGGCGAGCTTGTGGGTACGTCTCTGGAGGACTTTCACGCGGCTGATCCTAATGCCGAGGCGCTGAAAATAGCGCGACGGGTGATGGACACCGGGCACGAAGAGACCGCCGTGACCACTTATACGGTGCCCGCAACCGGAGAGACCCGTCACTACCTCACGGCCTTCGTGCCCACAACGTCCGGCAAGGTGGTAGGGCTTGCCGCAACCGTGATGGACGTGACCACTCTCGTGGATGAGGCCGAGAGTCGCAGGGTGGAGACGGTTACGCTTCGTCGCAGGCTTGACCGCCTTGACACCCGCGCTCGGGCTGCCGAACAAGAGGCCAAGGCACTCCGATCCGGGGAAAAAGCTCGCCAGCGTGTAGGCACCCTGCTTGAGCCGAAAGACCTTGCACCCACCGATGCCGAATGA